GGCGACGGCTCCGGCTACGGCTACGGCGACGGCTACGGCGACGGCTCCGGCGACGGCTACGGCTACGGCTACGGCTACGGCTACAGCATCACTAACGTTGAGATGGGCGGCTCAGTGGTAGGTCACGACGATGCCATTCGCATTCTACAGGACGCACTAAAGGAGGCGGCATGAGTGAGAAATTGAGCGACACGTTAGAACTGGCAAACGTCACGGACGAAGTGCCACGAGCATACTACGCCTATTCTGGCGACGATGATTTAATCGACCGCATCCGCGCCCTCGAAGCCGAACTGACGGAGGCTCGGAAGCCATTCAAACCCACGACCTACATGCGTGACCTTGAGATGCGACTTACCAAGGACGGGGTAGGCGTCCATTTAGTCGGTCAGGTTATGGGAGAAATGAAAGGAAGGATGTCGCTTTATCGTCTTGAGAAGGGTAAAGCAGCATCCCTCCGCGCCCGTCTAGCCGCGCTGGAGCCTGTGAGCGTGGAGGAGGCTTGTCGTAGGATGCATGAAGCATACGAGCGACACGCGGCCACGTTAGGATGGGAGACGCAAAAGCTTTCAAGAGTCCGTCGATGGGACGACGTTCCAGATGCGAATAAAGAGACTATGCGAGCCACGATCAGGGAGGTATTTACCGGATTGCATATCGACAACACCACGCCGGAGGTCGAAGGGGATGAGTGACATTTTGTGCCACCCGGCTTATCAAGATTGGGAGTCTCACGACGATTTCAACGACGGCAAAGGTAGATACATGACCGACCTTACCAAACTGAGCACGGCGGAACTGTGCGAACGGCTTGAGATAACCGCTGGGCTTGTGCTTGGCGAGCGCCACGGAACAAACGTCACTGCGCAAGAAATTTTCGAGGCCATAGATCGCCTGCGCGCCCTGACCACGTGGAAGCCGGCGAGCGAGGTGCCGACAGACGGACGCTATCGCTGGGTAGCAACGTTTCTCGGTGCAGAGAAGGGCTATTACGACCCCGAGAAAAAGACGTGGTTCGTGGAGCAGAGTCGGCCTTTGTCCGCACCAGAGAGGTGGTATGACGACGTGAAGGTTATTGCTTACCTCGACTACTACAGTCCGCCGTTCGAACTCCCAGAGTGGCGCGAGGAGGGGAGGGAATGAAGCGAGTCAGGATTTACACCCCAACGCGGCACAACATGACTCCGGTTGACCCCAAGAGATGTGCCGCCAACGTGGATGGTTATATCCCCTCTCAGTGTCTACGAAAAGGAAGGTACGAGCACGGTTGGTATCGCTTTTGTAGTCAGCACCTGAAGATGGTAGAAACCGACCCCAAAACCGAGAGCTAATGAGCTTCATTCTTTACTGTTCACGTTGCGGGCGCGAAACGGGAACGGCTGGGGAGTGTTTCCATTGCCCGCCCGTCAGCGATACGATTACACAGGTGAGTGAAACCGATCAACTCCGATCCGAAATTGCCGGATTGAGCGAAGAAATCCGCCTACTCCGTCAGTCGATTGAGCGCATGAACCGCAAACTGTTTTGATGACCTGCCCCACCCTCATATTCATAGCCGCGCTCGTCGTGGCGCTCGTGTTGATAATCAGGAAACGCAAATGATCCAAGAAAAAGAAAACATCTACTCTGCGATCCGTCGCTATACGGCACAGCAACAGAGTAAGGCCCCGCACTTCACCAGGCCGAACCTCTTGCTTCATCCCAATCTCCCGATGCCCCTACATGGACTGAATCCAAGAACGTGTCTTGGATCCAGATGGTGGAATGCGGCTCGAGAAGTGGCCTACCGCGAGAACAACTTCTGCTGTTGGGCCTGCGGTCGCCATAGGGATGAAGTGGAAATGAGGGGAAGGCTTGAGGCTCACGAAGTCTACGATATCAACTGGGAACAGGGGCGATCGATCTTCACTGAGGTGACTGCTCTATGTCATTTCTGTCACCAATTCATCCACTCCGGGATGATCAAGGCAAGGGTGGAGAAGGGGGACTATGACCCCAGGAAGCAGGACGCAATCAGGGAGCACGGATATCGGATTCTATGGAACGCGGGACTGGAGCCGAGCGAATGGAGCAGGATGAACTTCGAGCGGAACTACGTTCCCCCGTATGAATTCCTGAACATGGAAATGGCTGACTGGGAGGAGTGGCGTCTCATTGTGGGGGATAAGATTTTCGAACCCCTATTTGCGAACGAGGACGAATACAACGATTACTATAACCCGGAACAGGAGGAGGGAGACGGAGAACCAGACGACGAACTCCCCTTCTGAACCGAAAGAACCAAAACCATATCGAGGAAGCTGATGCAAATACATTCATACGGAGACGCTGATCTATATCTCGTCAACCCAAGCGCCTATCACGAGGCTTACTTCCGGGGGGATCACACAAAGAAGCCCGACGGAAGCCCGAGGGATACGAAGATGTTTTTCCTGGGGGCAGGAATTGCCGATGGATGGGCGACATTCACCGCCAATACGAACAGGATCCCCGCAGGGGTCCGGATCGGGTGCCGACTCACCGGATTCAATAACGTCCCTGCCGGCTGGAAATCCGTCACCGTCCGGGATAACGAGTACGCGGACTTCGGGAAGGATTCGGGGAATCGACCGAAATTCCTTGCGGCTCTCCGGGACTTCAAGCTCAAGAATCCCCGAGTGACCTGGATTGATCTCTCGTTCCCATATGCTCCGAGCGACGAACCCAGCATAACCCTGAACGACTGCAAGGAACTCGGGGGAGGAGATGAGGCCGCAGGAAGGGCTAAGTTCTTTGCTGATGCAAAGTGGTTGATCGGTGCGTACGTGGAGGTATTTGGGAAAGCGATCATCGGTAACCTCATTTCCTCGACGTGGATCAGGGATGAACTTCTTCCATACCAACAGGAGAAGGGGATCATGGGCTTCCGACATGATTCCTGGATGCGATTCGACTGGCGGGGAGACGGGAAGATCGAGGGAGAAAATCGGGCTACCCTATATGACCGGGCGCACGTCCGCATGGGGGGGAGAGATTCGTACTACCGCCTGATCGTGGAACAGACGGGGAATGGCCTGACGGTAGTGAACGGGCGGCTCGTTGATCAGGGGAAGAACAAGGCTCCCTGTCCAGTATGGATTCAGATGATGGGGCCGGGAGGAGAAGCCGCATATCTGATCGTGACTGACTGGGGCAACATGGGCCTCCAGATCCCTCACGGACACGCAATCGTCAACAGCGCCCAGGCAAAGGAAAAACTGGACGCTTGGTATTCGTACATTCTCGCGCCTCCTGGAGGAGATGGAGGAGATGGAGGGGATGGAGGGACGATCCCGCCTGATGATATGAAGGCGAGGGTTTCGCGCCTTGAGAGACGCCAGAACGCCGCAGATGCGACGATCCAGGCAATGCAGGAAACGATCGAAGGACAAAGAGAGGAGGTCGTTAAGCTGGAATCGAGACTGAGGAGCCATTCGCACGCTCCGATGATATCCGGTCCCATGTGGCCGGATGGGGGAGAATAAGAGACGCATCTCTCAAGAATGGGGCCGGGCCGGGGTTAACCAGATGACCCACCGCGACGGCTCGGCCTCGTTCTCCTCCAAACTTTTCCACACCGTTGATCGATATTCAATGATCGATTAAGTTTGAGTTATGCCAAGACCGATACGAATCGCAAAGGGCCGCAGGCCAGGATCCAGAAAGGGGAGAACGAAACTTGAGGGGGAGTTCCTGAATCTCCTGATCGTTTCGAAGCACGAGGGCACGATCCTTGACTACCGGGAACAACCTATGGGGCTTCGCCTTGCCCCGAACACATTCTACCATCCTGACTTCCTGGTGATTGATAGGGATCAGACGGTCACGGTCTACGAGGTGAAAGGCCACTGGGAGGATGATGCGAGGGTAAAGATCAAGGTGGCCGCGAAGGAATTCCCCTGGTTCCGATTCGTTGCCGTTACGAAGTCCTCGATGGGATTTCAATACGAGAAGATACCATGTACCTGATTACGAAAGAGTTCGAGTTCTCATCGGCCCATCAACTCCACGGCCTCCCGGAGGATCACAAATGCTCTCGCCTTCATGGTCACAACTACAAGGTCGTAGTGGAGCTACAAGCGCCCGCGACGGACGAGAATGGATTCGTGGTGGACTTCGGAGATCTCAAGGACCTGAAGAACTACCTCGACGCCGAATTTGATCACCGCAATCTGAATGATCATCCTTATTTCAAAGGGGCGTGGGCTAGGGATGATGGGGAGTTCGTTGATCTACCCACGACTGCGGAGAATCTGGCGTTGGTGATTTTCACTCACTGTCGTCTGCATTTCGAATGGGGGCCATATGTGAGCGAGATCCGCGTATCAGAGACTCCGAAAACCTGGGCGATCTTCCGTGAAAACATATAGAGTAAAGGAGATTTTCGACACCATTCAGGGCGAGGGGTATCACGCCGGTTCCCCGGCCTGCTTCATCCGTCTTGTCGGATGTAATATGTGGAGCGGATACGAGGAGGATCGACTTCGGGACGCGGAGAGAAACAGGGCTCATTGCCCCCTCTGGTGTGATACGGATTTCACGAAGGAGGGAAGCGAGGATATGAGCGCACTCCGGATCGCTCAGATCGCACGAAATCGATCCAGGGCTAAGATCGCCGTGATCACTGGCGGGGAGCCACTGTTGCAACTTTCCCCTGAACTCGTGATCGACCTTCGGGAGCATGGCTTCGCTGTTCATGTCGAGACGAACGGCACTCAGCCGTGGCAATGGCGACACAATCGTCCGGACTGGATCTGCGTCAGCCCAAAGACGGACGTGAACAGGCTCCAGTTATTCGATCCTGATGAGATCAAACTGGTGATGCCCGACTATCATCCTTCGTCGTTTATGGGATATATCGGTAACTCGGGAGCGAAGGTTTTTATACAGCCCGAGGATGGTCCTCGATATAAGGAGGCTCTGCGACAGTCGATTCAGATCGTCCGGGAGTATCCCATCTTCCGCCTCTCGATCCAGATCCACAAACTGGTCAATCTGCCATGAGTGAACGGTTCATGCGATATGTGGGAGATCAGATCCGCAAACGACGGAAGGATCTGGGATACCCTCAATCGAGGGTGGCGAAAGATGCCGAGATCAGCATCCCGTACTTGAGCGGCATTGAGAATGGGAAGCGAACCCCGAGCTTGCTTATTGCAACGAATATCTCGACCGTTCTCGGGATAACGCTCGAAGAAATGACGGGGCACGATATCTGCCCCGGAGAGGCGGTCAGAGTCATTCTGCGACATATCGGGGAGGATCCTTGGCGAGAGGGTCTTAAAGAGACGCCCAGGCGCTTCCTGGAGTATCTGGAGGAGGCGACTAAGGGCTCCCGTTATCCAGATTGGGACATGACGACCTTCGAGAAGGAGAATTACGATCAGATGATCGTCCAGTCGAACATTCCCTTCTATTCCCTCTGTGAACATCATCTTGCGCCCATCTTCGGAACCGTTGCAATCGGATACATTCCCGAGGGCCGGATCGTGGGGCTCTCGAAGCTATCACGCGTGGCGGGAGAGGTTTCTCGTGGGCTTCAGAATCAGGAACGGATCACGAGTTCCATTCTGGAGTGGATCTCGAACGAACTGGCCCCTCAAGGTGTGATCGTGGTTGTCAAAGCGAGGCACTTCTGTATGGAGATGCGAGGGGTCCGGGTACATGATGTATGGACTACGACAAGCGCCCTGACGGGGGAGTTCGAGAAACCCGAGGTGCGCGCCGAATTCTTCAAACTGGCAGATATCTAATGTGTGGCATTTTCGGGTGGCAGGATCCGGGCCTTCAGGCTCCCAAGACAATAAAGCACGACGCTATCGATGCGGCTTCGAGGAGGGGTCGCGATGGGGTCGGGGTATCGTTCGATCTCGGCGCTCCTGATCGGATGCTGTCGGCTCATGCGGGGAAATTCAACGAGAGACTGGATGCGAGGTATTGCGTCGGGGTCTATCGGGCAACGCCTACCCCCGAGCCTGAAACTAAACTCGATATCCTGGGGCCGTATGGATCTCCTCAGCTTGGATGGTGGATCCACAACGGAACGATCGCGAATGATGATTATATCCGGGATCAGTTCAACGTTCCGGAACATGATCCATTCATTGACTCGATGGTTATTCCTCATCTGATGGAGGGGATTACGAGTGCCGCCATTGGCGTGGATCGATTATCGGAGGTGGAAGGATCGTTCGCAATGGCCGGCCTCGTATCGGGAGGGGCCTACCTGTACCTTGCGGCGAACTACAAACCCCTGTACTGGCTCGGGGGGGATGGATGGGTAGTGTTTTCATCGAACCCGTTTGCGACAGCCCATCCCATCGAGCCGTATTCCGTCATGAAATTCGGGGCGGGAGTGATTCTGGGTCAGGCCAGCTTGTACGGCGAAGTTGACCGTCCTCGATCCGTTCTCGTATCGGCTTCCTCTGGTCTCGATTCAACGACCGTGGCGTATATGCTCCGAGATCAGGGCTACGACGTTGATCTTGCTCATTTCCATTACGGGGCCAACGCCACCCGGAAAGAATGGGAGCGGATCCGTCAGATCTCCGAACATGGGAGGATGGGGCTTGTTGAGATCGAGATACCCAAGGGAATCGTCGGGGGAACGCTCGTTGAGGGGAGGTATCACGACGAACCCATCCGGGGCGCGGAATACGCAGAGGATTGGGTGAGCGCCCGGAACCTCCTCATGCTCTCTCTGCTTACCGCGAAGGCTGAACGGGATGGATATGACTGCATAGCCTTTGGCGGCAATCTGGAGGAGTCTGGGGCGTATCCAGACAACGAGGAGGAGTTCGCGAGAAGGTTTAATGCGATCCTTCCGTTTGCTGTTGCTCCTGATCGCAAGATTGAACTGCTGACCCCCGTCGTCAGGATGATGAAGCACGAGATCGTCAAGGAGGGCCTTCGCTTGAAGGTTCCCTATCACCTGACATGGTCGTGCTATTCGGGAAAGGAGGAGCATTGCGGAGTCTGTGGCCCCTGCTTCATGAGGCGGGAGGCATTTCGGAGGAGTGGGATCGAGGATCCCGTATTCAAGGAGTTGTGATGGAAATACTGCTATTCTCAATGGGACTATTAATCGGCGCTTTCGTGGAATGGATGCTACTTACTGGGAAACATGAGGAGGAGGAGCGTCGATCATACTGCGCCGGGAGGGATTCGGGATACTGGGCCGCGAATGAGATACGACGAATCGAGAAGGAAAATGATATCTGATCAACGGCTCGTAGAATGAAGATCTACCTCGTCAGCCAACAGAACCAAGAGATTCAGCTTCGCCTCATCGCTGATGCAGGGTGGCCCAACGTGCTCTACTCCTACGTTTACACGAAGATCGAGCGGGATATGAGTCTCCCGAAAGGAACGGATCTCCTGATGGATTCCGGAGCATATACAGCCTCAACGTGCGGGATTAAGATCGACAGGGAGGAGTACGCGGAATTCGTTCTACGGTTTGGCGAGATGTGGGGAGAGCACTTTTCGAGAATCACATTTTTCACCCTCGATGTGATAGGGGATCAGGCCAAGACGTGGGAGAACTTCGAATGGCTTCGAGGAAAGGGTATTGACGTGATGCCGATCATCACCCATAACTGCACCAAGGATGATGTGAACCGGATCCTGGAGTTTGACGAGTTTGCCTGTGGGGGGGTCGTATTTGCTCCTGATGATGAGATCATCCGATTTCTTTCGGTAGTTTACGGCCGCATCTTGGAAGTTAGGGGGAAGGACAGGCTCCCGAGAGTTCACCTCCTGGGATGCACGAGGGAGAACATCCTGAACCAGTTTCCAGTCTACTCGGCTGATACGGCGGCATGGATCGCTCCCCGGAAGTTCGGGAGAAGCCGATATCTGGGAAGGATCCCGAACTATTCGATGGGCGGTAAGCAGGTGATCCCTCATGCTTGTCATCCTCTGGATGACCTTCATCCGAACAACTGGAACCCCAACGAAATGACGGGGGAGAGGATGGAGGAAACGATCCAATCCATTCTGCAGCTTGGATTCCGGGACGGGCTGAAGGTCCGGGAGGTTGACGGGTCGCTTGAGATTGTTGACGGTGAGCACAGGTGGGCCGCGATGAAGGAGATCATCGTCCGTTTCAAGGGGGGCATCATCTCCTTTCCCAAGGTGAAGGCCAACGGGGATATGTTCGTCCGAGCGTCGGACGGGAAGCCTCTCGGCCCCACGGAGGCGCATCCTGATCTGAAGATCCTATGTGACCGGGAAATGGCCCCGGTGATCAATTACGGGCCGGTGGGCTTGAAGGAGGCTCAACTCCTCACCTACAAACTGAACAAGATCCGGGGAGAGCATAACCTCGTGAAGGAGGCCGATCTGTTCAAGAAGCTGATCGGGGAGAATCAGGATTTCTCGTTTCTGCTACGGGGCATGACATCTCTTACGGAGCAGTCCGTTCTTGATATGATCGCCGCTGCTGAATACGACTGGAAATCCTTTCAGGATCATTTGGACCAGAATGGTCAGGAAGCGCCCTCAGACGACGAATGGGCGACGATCGAGGTTCGGATACCAAAGATGCTGTACCAGTGTTTGAACGCGCGAGAGACCGTATCCTGTACGGGGTCGAGATACCCCAGAATCGCACGAAGCCTCCCGCGAAACTTGAACCCGTCAGAAACGGGCTCGCAATCGAATTGCTGAGTGCCGACTATCTGGCAAACCCAACGGAGTGAACCATGCTTATCACAAAGGTTTTTCTGAAGAATGACAAGATCACGGTCAAGTTCGAGGAGAACGGCCTGATCCTGGGACTCAAGGATCCCGTCAACCCTATCCACCCCGACTTCCGCAAGGCGATTCATGCGCTCGCCCAGGATCTCCTGTCGACCTGCGAGATCAATACCCAGAAGGTTCACGCCTACGGCTGCTCTCTGAGGTGGGATGACGGAGAGATCGCAGGAGTAACCTATCAGGGCTACAAAGAGGTGGAGAGTGCGGCTTCGGGAATGGTGGTCCTGAATGCTCCCTTTAAGCCCTATGACTCGGGCCATGAATTCGGGATCGCTCCTGCTGCTCAGAAGCGGATTCAGAAGGTGATCAAGGAAGCCGAGGAATTCGTCAAGGGCAAGCGGTCCCAACTCTCGCTCTTCATCACGCCAGAGGGAGATGTGGTCCAGAAGGAGACGGACGAGGAGGAATCCGACACGGGCACATGATCCTCTTTTCCCCCTTTTCGATCCGAATGCTGTTGTCGATCGTTCGTGGAGAGGATCGGATCGAGATCAGAGCGCGGGGGGATCGTTACGTGATCCCCCTTCGCTCTTTTCAGACAATGGTGATTGGTAAATCAGACGCCCTAATTATTCAGAGGAATGGTAAGACCACTACGCTACGGTGGGAGAGTTCTCGTCGGGATTGCGACGAGCCCCGGGAGGAACGATCAGAGGCTCGAAGAGACGATCAGCAGCCTCAAGGACAATTACTGGCCTCCGGGGATCGACGTTCTTGTTCACCTCAATGAGGCGTGGGGACAACCACCCGGAGATCTGGGTAAATTTTCATTTGCCGAGGAGCATAACCCCTTCGACTACTACCTCTCGTGCGATGACGATCTCATCTATCCGAAAGACTACGTTTCCAGGACGGTTAACGCCTTGGATGCCGCATACGAGATCGGGGACTGGGAACATGTGATCACTTATCACGGCAAGAGCCTGAAAATCCAACGGGGGGTGAAAATCCAATCGTTCTACATGCATCCTTCCGAGGACTACCGCTGCCTGTTAGGTTTCGAACAAACGGTGTTTGTTGACATTCCGGGAACGGGGGTGATGGGGATGCACCGGGACGCTGCGATTCAATTCAACGACAACCTGAAGGAGCGCCGGGACGCGGGGGAGGATATGCTTCCTAACGCTGCCGATCTCTACGCTGGCCGATTCTTTCGACAACGAGGATATGGAGTGCTCTGTCTTGAACATCCGCGGGGATGGATCAAGTACTCCCCTCACATGCATAGCGGAGACACGATCTGGGATCAGATAGCAAAGAATCCGGATCTACATCGAGGCCATACGATGTTGGCCCGGGAGATCTACGGTCAATAAAAACCTGGACTGATGCCAACCTCCTCACCCGATCCTCTGACGTTCATTTGCAACATTCTCATGCGGGAGCGACCAACCCGCGCCCTCGACCTTGGAACAGGATGGGGGAAGTATGGGATGCTCATCCGGGAGTATTGTGATCGATGGGGGACCGAACATGAACCCCGTAAGCCGTGCAAACTCGTTGGAGTCGAGGGGCATCGCCCCTACCTCACCCGGATCCATTCTGAGATCTACGACGAGGTGCTGACGATTGACCTTCGGGAAACCCTCCAGGGTCATGCGCTATGGAGTGAACCGTGGGATCTGGTACTGGCTATCGATATCCTGGAGCATTTCGTGGAGAGCGAAGGGGTTGCATTGCTCACTCGGATAAAGGAGTCGCTATCCCCTCGCGGACTTGCCATTGTATCAACTCCCGGGAATTGGAACCCCCAAGGAGCCGCGTTCGGGAATGAACTTGAACGGCATCGATCCTTCTGGTCAATGCCTCGGCTTTCAGAGTGGGGAATCGCTCGCCGCGTGGGGTCGCAAGTTATTCTGATTATGAGAGGAGAGTAACAATGAAGATCATCACGATTGCAGGGATCCCGAGATCCGGGAATGTCTGGACGTTCAACGCCGTTCGGATCCTCCTCGAAGATGACGGGGCGGAAGTGACCTGGTCCGGATATCGGGAATTCAATCCCCAAGACGACGAGTCGAACAGGCGCATCCACATCATTGCTGAACATGACTGGTTCTACGGGCTTGAGGAGATAACGGATCTCACAATCGTCCCGATTCGCAGGGTCGTGGAATGTGAACGGAGTTGGATCCGATTCAGGGGGCAGAAACCGGATCTCATGCCGACATGGTTGGAGTCGAGGGATCGGTGGCTGCGGTCCTCGAAACTGGGGCTCGTGCTCGACTTCACGATGATTGACTCGCATCCGTACGAAGCCTGGACTACTGTTCTTCGAGCATTGAGGACAGCGGGATATCTGAGGCGAAGCCCTTCGGTATCTCTGTATCAATCGCTGAAGAATCTGAAGCCGCCAAAGAAGGGGCAGGATCCCACGAGCCTGCTCTGGCATAACCATATCACAAGATGATGACCGTCGTTAATCAGAAGCACCACGTTCCACAATGGGGGCTTAAAGAGTTCTATCCTCCCCGGGTGTGGATCATGGAATGGGTGAGGGAGAGCAGCACATGGCGGGAAGTGGGTTCGCGAGACGAGGGATATCCACACGACGTTCTTCCGAAGGATTGGACCGCGAGTATTAACGGGCCCGGAGGGTTCTGGTCGTACGATCCTCCTCCTCACGATAAGGATCGGTGGCCCAACATGGGGACGATCAATAAAAAGGGGGTCGTGGTATCCGCAGTATGGGATCCGTATCGGATGGAATGGCGGGAGCATGTCTTTGTCGCCTTCCCGGACGCTCCGACCTGCTTTATTGAGGAGTCGGCAATATTCGGGGAGGAGGAGTTTCGAATCCTCCAAAACAAAATGAAAATGACATTCGACCACGAAAAGGCGAAAAGAGCGCTCAAGGAACTGACTCGGGAGAAGGGTTTGAGGGAGCGATGCTATCCCCGATGGATCGATCAGGGGAGCATGACTCCTGCGTCTGCTGAGGCGCATCTGAAGGCCCTGGATGAGGCAATCGAGATAGTACAGGAAGCGGTTGAGGGGACCCGTCCTCCGGAACTGTTCGGTTGAGTACTATATTGGATCACTGAAAGGAGGGAAAGGGTGACAGATATTGTAACCGGATTACAGACATGGATGCAGCTTGCAGAAGCCTTCCTGGAGGATCCGGATCCGATGTGGATCGGCATTGCTGGAATGTTCATTTCTCTCTGGTTCGCATACAAAATCCTCGATAAGGAGAAAGACTAATGGATGCTGTCTGGCAAAGACTCCCGAATGAATCTGCTCCTGCTTATGAAGCATTCGCCTGTTATCGGGATATGGGAGGAGAACGAAGTATCGCGAAGGTCTCCGCACAGTTGGGAAAGTCGGGGGCATTGCTTCATCGGTGGAGCAGCCCGGCCCGACATAGCTGGGTTGCGAGATCGGAGGCTTATGATCGTCACATTGCCCGAGAGACGGAGGTGAGGACCGAAAGGATCGCGGTCATGTCGAAGGTGGAGGCGAGGACGAGGAGGATTGCGGTCTCGCAGACCCTTCTATCGAAGAGTGCGGAGGCGCTGCTCAAGAAGAAGCCGGACGATTTCACATTGCATGACGCCATGAGGGGGATTGCGATCGCTCTCGATCAACTCAGGAGGGATTACGATGATGAGCCCACGCATAAGATCGAGGGAGAATTGACCAGAATCGTCGCGTATTTCCCGGCGAACAACCGTCACCCGAAGGAGGGGGGAAAGATGGAATTGATCAAGGGTAACGGTCATGTCAGAAACGGCAGTCCGGGAAGTTCGAATGGGACCCCAACCGGGGAAGCAGGAACTGTTCCTGGCGAGTGATGCCGACGTAGTATTCTATGGAGGAGGTGCCGGATCCGGGAAAACCTGGGGGCTTCTCTGGGACCCTATTCAGTTCACTCAGTACCCGGGCTTCGGAGCTACGATATTTCGCCGCACGTTCGCTGAGATCGACGCGCAGGGCGGCTTATGGGAGGAGTCAACGGAGCTATACCCGCATTTCGGGGCCGTCCCGAATCAGGGGAGGCATATGTGGGTCTTCCCGAGCGGGGCAACGATCCGATTCGCTCACCTTCAGCACGAAAAGACGAAGTATCAGTATCACGGTGCACAGATCGGATACATGGGCTTCGATGAATTGCAGCACTTCACGCAGTCTCAGGCCTTCTACCTCTTTTCGAGGAACCGATCTACGACAGGGATCCGATCAAGCATCCGGGCCGGGATGAACGCCGATGCAAACTGGGTCGCTGACTTCATACAATGGTACTGGGATGAGGATACAGGCTACGCCATTGAGGAGAGGGGGGGCGTCGTCCGATGGTTCACGGTGATCAATGACGAGTCGATCTGGGGATCAACAAGGGCGGAGTGCGTGGCTCTGGCGGAGGACAAGGATCCCTACTCCCGTCACGAGATCATCCCCAAGTCTTTCACGTTCATTCCTGCCGATATCTACGACAACCCGATCCTCTTAGAGAAGGATCCGGCGTACCTGGGAAACCTCCAGACACTTGCTCCCGTCGATCGTGAGCGCCTTCTCGAGTCGAACTGGAAGATCAGGAGCGGAGGGGGTAAGTTCTTCAACAAGGCCAAAGCGCCCCGTCTCGATCAGCCGATCCACGGCGGTATCCTGGTGCGGTACTGGGACTTTGCGGGGACTGAGAAGGATTGGAGGACGAATGAGACGACCAAGACGGAGCCCTCAGACACCGCCGGGATACTTTTGCGCAGAATCGGGGAGGAGTGCTACATTGAGGATTATACGAGGGGAATGTGGGGACCTCCGGAAGTCGAGAGACGATTCCTTGAGACGAATGAGCAGGATCGGGAGTATGCAAGCAAGACGGGGGCAGTTCTCGCCACTCGATGGGAACGGGAACCCGGGTCGGCTTCGATTCGAGAATCCTACCGCCTACAACTTCTCCTGGACGGACAGGACGCCGAAGGGGAGCCTGTATCCGGGGATAAGTATCTGCGTGCACGCCCCTTCATGGTTGCCTGGGAAGCCGGGCGCGTTTCGGTTCTCAATCGGGCGTGGGCAGAGGCCTTTCTCAATCATCTCCACAACCAGAATCCAGGAAAGACCAAAACGGACGGGATGGATGCCGGGGCCGGCGCATACCGTTGTTCGATAAGGCTCGATGAATACGTAATCGCTTAAAAGATCATGGCAAAAATTCCCGTTGAGGATATTCTGAAGAACGTGCACCCCGTTTTCACTGCCCGGAAAGATGAATGGGAGGAGGCCGAGCGTCGGCTTCGCGGGGGGCGCGACATCTATGATGAGCTCGCAAAGTTCCACTGGGAGGAGGGGACGGAGAAGGGGGCCACTCACTACGAATCCCGGAAGCGAAAGGCCAACTATGTGAATATGGCCCGTCGCATGGCGGAAAAACTCGTCGGTCACCTTTCGAGGGAAGCCCCTATGCCGGGGAAGGGGCTGTTTACCGGAACCCTGGGAGATATCCGACCGATGGACGAGCGGGATGGATCTCCTACGAAGGCTGAACTCCTATGGCACTCGATTGACAGGCCCTACGCAGGGCAGCACTGGATTTCATTCTGGGACAGCGCCCATATCAATGCAATGGCAACGGGGCACAGGTGGATATTCTGCGACACTCCCGCGGTAACGACGCTCAACAGACCCCTGACCCGGGCGGACGATCTGACGATTCTGAGGCCGTATCTGTCGGAGCTTTCCCCTCTTTCCGTCCCGGACTGGGGGGATAACATCGGGGACTACTTCCGGGTCGTCAGAAAGAAGCGCGTAGTCAAGGCCAACGACTCCGGACAGCTTGAAGCCAAGACCAAGGAAACGAATCTTCTTCTCGTTCGCGCGGGATTCGACGGGTTCGGCGACGAGTATATTGGGGGGGGATGGTGGGACTATGATGAGGAACTGAACCTCCTCGATCATAAGCCGTGGCAGAATACCGGGGGGCTTGTTCCCTTCTGGCCCTTCTTCTACCAACGGGACCCGGATGAATTCTCCCGTTCCGGATTGACGGCGATTGGTCAGATATCTGTCTCTCACATGAACATCGATTCTGCGGGAGACAACGATGCGATGGAGGGGGGGCAGAGAAGGCAGTTCATTATCGGGATCTCAGGTCCGGACCACGCAAAGGTGGTCAAGCAGATCGATGAAGGATCACGTTTGGCGGGTATCCCGGCTCAACCGGACGGACGGAACCCCGCCATGTTCGACTCGGCCCAGGTTTCGGCGCATGAGGCAATCGAGAAGCGCCTCCAGAGGAAGGAGGAGTACGCCGCGTTCATCGCTATGGATGAACTGAAGGCGGGGACGAATGCTTCGGGGCTGGCGCGTGAGATGGAATTCTGGGATGTGAAATCCCCCAGGCTTGCGATGATGGCAAGAGAGCGGGAGGATGCGGAGAACTTCGGGCTCCGATTCATGGCTATGCGATGGGGAGACAAACCGGATGGTAAAACGGAATGGCCGAAGGACTTCGATATCAGGCCCGTTGTGGAGGATATCAAGGAGATCATCGACATTGCATCACTGGCTGGCGTATCATCCCCCGACCTCATGGCGGCGCTCGTGATTCAGGCCGCAAAGGAACGGGGTCTGATGCAGGCGCTTCCGGAGGACGTGGACGAGAAAATGATCCGTGAACAATTGATAAGCTCGAAGGATCGGGATCGTCAGGCTCTCGATATGCTGAACAATGGGCAGGACGATATCCTGGAGACATGAAGAAACGGCTTTGGCATTGCTGGTACTGTAAACAAGTAACGCAATCCTACGGGGCTGCTCATTGCTCTACCCCGGGTTGTCCTGGAGGGGAGTATCAGGGAATGCACCTCCGGGAAATTTCGAAATGGACCCTTCTCCGGGCAAGGATTAAACTGAGATGCCGAGCAACGTTTTCTCGATAACCAACGAAAAGGCCGGAGATTACAGGGTGAGCTTTGCGCTGATCCTGCCCCCTCGCTGGGTCGATACGGGGCAGACACCCAATCTGACTTCCTGGATTCTCTGGATGAACTAACAATTACAACCATGATCCCCTTTCTTCTTCGACGAGACGATGCTGACAAGGACCAGGACCCGCATTTCATCCTCAACCTCAATCAGATCACTCGCGTCGTGCCCCACACGATCCCTGCGGGCGATTCATTCATCCTCGAAGCCCTTCACGTTTACCTCGCCGACGGGGACGAGCTTTGCTTGAGGGGGAATGACGCATTGCGAGTATGGCAGACCTGTCTCCGGCTCTATGAGCAAGTGTTCCCTCAGAAGGGTGCAATTCAGCTTGTCAAGGGAAATGGACTGGGCAGCTTCTGAAGCGATGAGATGCCCGACCCGGCTCAATATGTCCAGAACGTCCTAAACGCCAGGAGAGGGGCCGGGGCGCTCAGTCCCGCCGCGATCGCCACGATCGACGGGGAATATCTGCTCATGTTGCAGCAGATCCTCCTACTGGCGGAGACGAACCCGGGAACGTTCCACGCTGCCCGAGCGGAGGAGGTGACCAGATCCATCCGGGCTGCTATGCGGGAGTATGGATCGAAGTTCGATCTGGAGGCCAAGAAGTACGTGGATCGGGCAATGGAGCTTGGGGTGAACGGTCACCTCAAGGGGCTGGATGCCGTTGATCTGGGGAGCATTGCCGCGAAACTGGGCTTCGACAAGGTTCCGGGTCAGACCCTCCAAGCTATTGCCGCCCGTCGAGGGGTCGGAATTGCTGATGCCTTCATGACATTTAGGACGAAGAATGTCAAGGCGGTAATCGACAGGATGGATTCGGTCATCTTCCAGGCGATAGGCCAGGGGATGAAATCCTCCGATTTCGTTCGCTCGATCGCCTTCAACCTCGGGGCGAATCTGGAGGATCAGGATATGCGGACCCTGCTCTCCAATCTGGGCGAGAGGGGATCGTTCCGCGCCTTCCTGAACGCCGAACAGCGGCAAGCCCTGATCAATCAGTTCGGTGACCGCCTGGATGAGGCAAAGGCGCTCCTGAGTGATGCGAGGAGGATCGGGGTTACGGAGGTGAATACGGCCTACTTCGAAGCGGATCGATTGTCGGCTGTTCGATCCCCGGTCGTGGGGGGAGTGAGATGGAACCTGTCGGGCCGGCATGATGCAATCGGGATCGTGGACGAGTGCGACGTTTATGCATCGGCTGATTACTACGATCTCGGGGTGGGCATCTTCCCTGCGGAGGTATGTCCTGCTCGCCCTCATCCCTATTGTGCGTGCTGGCTGGAATCGGTCTTGCGTCCTGCGTCCGAATGGGGCAAGGAGAAACAGGCATTCGTTCCTCCGAAGGAACTCCCGGCAGAGGAGATCCAGCAACTGATGGAGGAGAGGGCCAAGATGATGCAGGCCAGGACCTCGAAAACGATCCGGATCCCGGATCTGAAGAAGGCCCAGAAGGTTCAGATGCGCTCAAATGCGTATGCGAAGAACGCCTATGTAGCAGGGGCCGATACGAAGTGGGTTCCTCCTCCGACCCAGGTTCAACTCGAAGCATTCCCCTCATCCCTGTCGCTTGTCGAGAAGGGGCAACGGGCAAGAGGGGGAATCCCTCCCGTATGGCAACCGGTAATGCAGAATGAGACGGCCCACGAATGGGCTTCCCATTCGGTGTTCAGGGGGAGGCGATTCTATGTACAGGAGAATATCGTCTCTAAGGCGAAAATAGAGGGAACCAAGCTCCGCAGGACGCTCGATGATAAACATCCGGGAATCCGGGCCTCAACTGATAAGGCGGCTATGAAGGCCAAGGGGAACGGAAGCGTGGTCGAAGTGATGGTCGACGTCCGGAACCCCCTCCAGGTGAACGAAAAGTTCTGGGGCGGGGTGTCGGGCCGGGATGCCCACCAACAGGTTTATGAACTGCTTCGCCAGAAGGGGATAAACCCCCTTTCAGCAACGAGGACGCAACTATCTGAGGCTGTCCAGAAGGCGGGCTATGACGGGTGGTATGTGATGCATGGGGATGATGTGATCCATGAATTGAAGGTATTCGCCAGAAAACAGGCGACGGTTCTCTCGGATGACTGGAAGCCCCTGCAGCTTGCCTCCTCAACTACCGGCCCGGATGATCTCAGGTTCGTCCAGGATCTCGGAGGATCGACGGGGGCGAAGCTGTATGAGCGGGTCGGGGATGGGAAGAAGTTCGTCGTGAAGAAGGGGGCGAGCAAGGCCCACATCACGGAGGAATCTATCGCAGACAGGGTCTACGCACGGCTCCAGATCTCCGTCCCGGACCACCGCGTCTATACGGTGGGAGATGAGATCTACAAGGTCTCGGAATTCATCGAAGGGGCGAACATCATGACGCTTGCCGAGGCCCGGGCAAGTTCGGAGGTTTCGAAGCAGGCCCTTCAGGTGATCCAGGACAGGCTCCGGAAGCACTTTGCCGCGGACGCCCTTCTCGGGAACTGGGATGTTGTGGGATTGAATTTCGACAACCTCCTGGTGGACGTGAAAACAGGGCGAGTATGGAGGATCGACAACGGGGGGGCGCTCCGATTCCGAACCCAGGGAGGCGCTAAGACGCTCACTCCCGACGTGCAGGAGATCTTCACCCTCAGAGATGCGTCCATCAACCCGAGCGCCGCAGAGATGTTCGGAACGCTGTCAGACAGACGATTGAAGAAGGATGCGGCCTCGATTCTGAGGCGAAGGAAGCAGATCCTCGAAGAACTCCCCCCCGAACTCAGGGGGATCATGACGCAGAGAATGGACTGGCTCGAGGATTGGATCTCGGGAGGCTCCTCTTTCCAGGGATCGGCTGATGACGTCGGGGGAGTGATAGCCCGAGAGGTGAACAAGGTATTCGCAGAGAAGGTCAGGAGCCTTGGGGCCAGAGGCTACTCGATCCTATTCGACGAGGGGGACGTGGAAGATCTTCAGGCGCTCGTCTGGTGGGAGACGAACCTGGAGGGGAAGAAGGTGGTCCGGATGCGATTCAAGGTCACCGAGGAAGCCGCAGAACGGATCCTGCCGAAGGGCGCAATAGCCAATAATGAAACCAAGGATCTTATCGACCAGGCGTTCCAGCATATTCAGGCCGCCGCAAAGACCGTTGCTACCCACGCAGACGACGGGAAGTACAACCTCGGGACAATCGCGAAGGCAGAGGATTTCCTGCTCAATGACCTCAGGGGGAAGATTGGTAAATCGATATCCCAGAAGGACTACGAGGTTCTTCTCGGTCAACTCATCGACATCAAGGATGCCAAGGATGCGGGAACGAAACCTCCCTTCATCAACAAGATCGTCAGCACATTCAAGGCCCCGAAAGACAAGGCGGTATGGGTGAAGTGGAGCAAGGGGGAGATGACCCTTCGTCGCAAACAAGCAAAGGCCGGCACGTTGAAAGAGTCGAGCGAGACAAACATCCATGACGTAAACGCCTTCCGGACGGTCTCAAAAGATGGGGTTCGGATTGAGATATCCCCGTTTGATAGAAGCTCAACCGGACAATACGCCTTCGGGGGGAATGTGGAGATATCGTTTACGGGAGATGTTTCGGAGGCTTCAATCCGGACGATCTTCAATGCTCTGGGAGAAGTGGGCATCAATGCCGTTCCTGCGAGCGACGAATATCTGGAGGCGGTTTACCTGTTCAAGCATTTCGAATTCCAGAGCGCAGAAGTCAGAAACATCGCAAGGCAGGCCCTCACCAATCAGAGCATACCAATCGAATTGCGTGCGGAGGAGCTGAGGAATCTATTCGAGCAACACTTCGACGTGAAGCTGCCCCTGAAGGCCGGGCAACAAGCCTCGAACGGGGCTACCTATGATTGGAGGGGTCTGGTTCACGACCGGGGAGGATGGGGAGAGTGGAAGCGGGTCGATATTCCCCCCGACGCTTTCAAGGGGTTGTCGCTCGTTCACGGTAGTTCCCAGAGCGTTGAGGATCTGGTCAAATTATTGCTTGAGCAGACGAATGGATTTTTGACATCGACGGTCGAGAGAACAAGACTTGGCGTTCCTCTCAAACATGGGATGAGTGTCGGTTCCGATATTGAACACGGAACCGCCGACTACCTGTTCACGAGGATCAAGACTCAACTGGGATCTCGTGGAGCGACCTTTCAATGGGATGCCAGCGAACATCTGACGAGACTCGATGCGCGATCGTACAGTTCTGATTGGCTGGGAGGCAGCTATAAGATCTGGAAATCGAGCGAACGGCGAGCAAAGAGCGCCGCCGATATCAGGGCTCTCGCCAGAAACGGAGGGAATGAGACATTACTCAAGAAGGGGATCGATCTGTTTCGAGGGCTCCAATCCATCGGAGTCGGCTCACATCACGATAAGGAGCAACTTATCTCACTCCTCCAAGATGTGGGGATCACCAAGATCAACGGCAAAACACTGGAACAGATAATCATCGTGAGATAACGCATGGCTCTTCTAAACCGGCTCGTTCAAAAACCCGTTCTGATCTATCCTGCCGTTGCTTCCTGGGACGAAATTCCTTCGGCTGTTGTAAGGATCCAGAAGGGGCAGTTCATCTTTCACGACCTCCTCCTGATCGAGACGGAGCTTAACGGGTCCGTCCATGTTATCGAATTCGATGAGGAGGATGAACCCCACAACCAAGGGGTGATGCTTCGACTGTCGGGGGAGGACGTGGCATACGTTTCCAAGATCGATGGTCCGACAGAGCGGAGCAGGATCGCTCTCGAAGCCTGGGAACGCGTTCCGGAGGAGGAACGGCAGAGAATCGTTGAGTATGTCGATTTGCTGGCGGCAGAGATGCGCCAGGAGCGGCAATCGTCCACCTCGTAACAGGAAAGGATCGTGGCAAAACTGGGAATCATCACGGCTCTATGGGGAGATCTCGAAGCGCGTCAGATAATGATGCGGGAGCAGGCAGAGGAAGCGAGAAAGACGGGACATGATATCGTTCTTCTCGCCACAGGGTCGGAGGGAGCCGCCTCAAAGCAGGTTGCAAAATGGGCCGGCTGGGACTACCTCGAATGGGAGAACAATCCCGTTTCAGACAAATGGAACGCCGTATGCAGAACGATGAGGGATCGCCATGATCCGGAGGGGGTCGTGATCATGGGATCAGATGACTGCATGGACGCGGAGGGATTGCTCGGTATCATTGAGGAACTGGAGGAGGGTCGATCATACACCTACTTCCACGAGATGTATTTCCTGGATGTATCGGATTTCTCGAAGATCCTATGTCATGGGAGGCTCGTTCTCGGGTCGGGGAGGATGATTGCCCGGGGGATCCTCGATCAACTTGGATGGAATCCGTGGAATCGGGGCCACGACAGCGGTTTGGATATCCTGATCGACCATCGCATCCGAAGATTTACAACGGGCGTTGATTTTTCGATAGTCAAAAGGGGCCACATGATGGGACTCAAGGGTCTGGGAAACATCAATTCGATGGACTGGATCCGGGGTAGAACGTTCTGGAGACACGCCGATTCGGGGGAGCTTGAAGCCATCTTTCCACGAATCCTTGACAGGCTCGAATCGCTTTACCTACCTTACGACTTGAATTCACAGCCGACGGACTGGCTAAAATCGTCTGCAAGGGATGAATCGGGGGATGCCCGGAAGAACCCCGTCCGGATGGAACCGGAACGCGTTCATATCAACGTGCTGAAACAATGACTTTAGAAGAAGCAGTTAAGACGATCGCAGAAGCCGAGGACCAGGAGGTTGCAGTGGAAGCACTCCATAAGGGAGCCCCCCGGATCTGGCAAGGCATTTTTGACATGGGCCACGGAAAGCGGACCGCTGAAACCTCGAAAGAGATCAAGGATCTGAAGAAGGCGCTCGAAGATGAAAAAGCCTCGCACAAGGCTTCGACGGATCGTATTGCTGAACTGGAGTCGGGCGACGGAGATCTCGATAAGGAGAGGGAGAAGTTCAAGCAGGACCTCCAAAGGGAGCGGGAAGCGGCGGAATTGAAAATCGCCGACATGAATTCCAAGCTCAAGAAGGCGCGAGAGCGACGAGTGGAGGATGAGCTTGTTCTGAGCCTCACCGATCCGAACGGCCACGGTCTGAATGCCAAGTATGCCCGAATGATCGCTCGTGAGTCGATCCAAGAGGGCAGGATCAAGTTCGATCCGGAGGATGTGGATTCATACGAGGTGCTCGGGAAAGGGATGAACGCCGCGCCAATCCAGGGCAGCAAGGACGCTACCCCGCTTCAACTCCTGGCGAAGGAAATGTCTGATGAGGCTGATGACGTGTTCCGCGTATCGAAGGCCGATCAGAACGGATCCGGGCACAAGGGGGGAGGCAAAGGAGATGAGGATCCTTTCGAAGCCGCTCGAAAGAGGGCCGAGGAACGACAGAAGGGATCGACCGACTCTCAGAAGGCGGTTGATACCCTCCTCAACAAACACTCCGCAACGAAGGTCGCGTAAGGGGATATGCCCCTGCTTCTCGATTAAACGGTAATCGAGAACAATCATGCCGAATAAAGTGACCGTAACCACGGGAGGGGACGTTTATACGGATCCTTTCCAGGGGCCGGCTCATCACACCGCGCAGATTACGATCGACCCGAGTATCCTCAAGTCCACCGACTTCGTAGATAGCGACGGGCTGTTGAAGCCCGGAACGATCTTCGAGGAAGATGGAACGCTGGCGGGTGGGGCAGGAACTTACGTTTTTGGCGTGGTTCGCTACCCCATCGAAGTCGCCGCAGGAGACACCGATGCTCTCCTGGATGCGGCACCCAACGTTGATATCGTCGTCTTTATCCGCGGGGTCGTGGACAAAGACACGATTGAGGACAACATCGGGCGAGCGCTGACGCAAGGTGAAGTGGATGCCTTCAACTACCTGGGCAGCCACGTTCAACTCCTCGATTACGCCGTCAACACCTAAACCATAGGAGGATGATTCCATGCCTGTTGCTGATTATATCAAGCAGGTCGAGGATCTGACGCCCGAGGTTTTAACCGTTGAGGCGCAGACTGTCGATCCGCTCGACAATGGATCCCTGTACTGGGGCACCTTCATGCCCCGGAGGGACATTGACTCGATCAAGATCAAGTCAATCGAGGAAACCGATTTCCGTCCTGTTGGTGACAACCGCGAGTGGGACGGTCAAGGTCGACAAATCCCCTTCCTCACCCCGGCCACCCGGGAGTACGAACTGGTTCCCACGGAAGTGTGGTTCTCAGTCGGAGAGAAGGAGATCCAACTCCTTCGAGAGAAGGCGGGAGGCGACCGGGGCCGAATGCTCAAGTTGTTCAAGGCCGACATTCAATCCCGGATTGACGAACTGGCTCTGGCCTGTTACCGTCGTCTGGAGTTGAATATGTGGAAGGCCTGGCACGACGGGGTCATTCAGACGTCGAACCCGAAGGGGGTCAAGACGACCATGAGCCTTTCGTTCGCGGCAACGCGAATTCGAACCGCAGGAACGGCCTGGGATGATGGGGGGGTGAATGCCTACTCCGAATTCCTGACCATTCTGAAGGATTCGATCCGGCTCCTGGGAGGCAAGCCACGTGGGGTGGTGCTGAACCAACTCCTGTTCGATACCATCCTTGTGGATGCTCCGAACCCCCTAAGCCCAAGCCCGGGCGATGTTCTCCTGACAGCCGACGAATTGCAGCGTCGTGTTTCTGCAGAACTTGGAGCCCCGTTCGTCTTTGTCGTGATCGAGGAGACGGTCGATGAGTTCCAGGATGCAGGGCCGCTTTCCTATTCGGAGACGCCGCTGTTTGCCGAGGGGCATCTCATGCTGATCCCCCCAAGGGGTCAGGTGGGTTGGTCGTACTTCGCACCCGTTGACCGCGCCCAGGATATGGCGGAAGCCATTCCGAACGCGCGAATTGACGTGCGGGGAGTTGCGATCTATATGCTCACGGAGAATGACGGGAAGACCCTGAAAGTTCAGGCGCAGCTCAACGTGATTCCGATCCCCGTCGAAGGACGGGTGCTCGTGATCGATACGTTGGTCACTGCGTAAACCGTTCACTCCAATCTGAGATACCCATGTTCAAGATCGTAGGGTGCATCCAATTCAAGAAGGTGAAGTACTTGGAGGGGGACGAGGAGGCTTACAAAGCCGCCGCGAAGCCCACGAAGGCTGATCTCGAACGGCTCCAAAAAGCCGGTGCGGTTCAGATTCTCTCCGGAAAGGAGAAAGACTGAGAACCGTAAATGGCTGCACTCATCACCGGCCATGTTCTGTTGAGCGAGGAAGCTGCGGCGCTCGACTCGAATGCTCTCCAGGCCCAGGAGGATACCGCAAGGTGGCTCCACGGACTGGATGATGTGGACCCTGCTTCCGGATCCGATGAGGAGAATGTCCTGAAACTATGTCTTGTCTATCAGGTCAACTACCAGATAGAGCGAGGCATGGAGGCGGACGTTTACTCAAGGCTCCGGGATGGGGAGATCACATCCGAGTACCGAGACACCGCATTGAGCGCCACGGCTTCCATGCTCGCAGACAGACTCAGGGTCGAGGAGGATCTGAGCGAGTTTCAGGTTATAACCAGTCTGGGACATTGAACAAGCGCGTTGTAAGGATTGATCGCCTGTACGAGATCCGGATTCGAGGGGAGCGGTTCAGCCAGGGGGATGAAGATTCCCTATCGTCGTTCGCGACGGGGGCTGAACTGAACGACCTGGAGAATCAGGGGATCGTTGAACTCAAGACCGTTCCCAAGAAGAAGCCGAAGAATGAGGCTAAAGGATCGAATGACAGCGAGTAGGTCTGCCGAGAGCGGCACCTTCAATACCACGACGGGGGACTATTCCGACGATCCCGTTGCGTATCTGGAAGATGCCGAATGTCTCGTACAGGACGGATGGGGAGCCCTTTCCCGAAATCCTGACGGGGCGGTTGACCAACAGTGGATGGCCCGGATCACGCTGAAACGGAGTCCTGACCTGTTTGAGATCGGAGATCTCGTCACGGTCACCTACTGGCCCTATGAAGATGTTGCCGGAATCATCCGGGAGATCAGAGGGATCTCGATAGGTCGGAGGCGAACAGCCCTGATGGTCGAATGGATGTAAAGGATTGGATCAAATCTCTTGGTGCAAGACGAAGATATGTTCTGGCGATTTCGAACAACGTCCGCTGGGCGGGGCCTCTCCATCACAGGGAGGGATTTTTCGTTCTCGACACAGACCATACGCGTCAATCCCTTGACGAGGTGTGGGCGGAAGCCGCACCCGGATCCGGACCTGTTACGGGCGACTTGATTGGGAATGTGCTTGAAGCCACCGGGAGAAAAGAGGTGAACTTCCTCCGATCATATACCAACGAAAACCGCCCCCCCGCGAAACTGGGGGAGGGGTTCAGGAAAGCCCACCCCGGCCACTGGTCGGACGTCTCGGGCCGGCTGAACAACGGGTATAGGATCACCTGGCATACTTCACAAGGAACTCAGACGACCGGATTCGGAGGTAGTGGAGGATGAGCCAGCACGCAGCAATCGCTCCACCGGACGCAGAAGCAGTCCTTGAGGCGCTATACGGGCTGATCGTCGCTGACGGGCTCTCTACTCTTGTAAGGGGCGGGGAAATCGCCCTGCGGGAGTTTGAGAATGCCCTTGCTGATGACGGATCTGTTCGTATCCGGTGTCTCAGGCCTACTCACCCGGGAGGAGAAAGAGCCAACTGGTGGAACATCCGACGCCCTGTGTTTCAGGTGGTGCTTGAAACGAGACGAAAAGGAGCGGCAAAAGGAGATAAACCGCAGTATCGGCTGGAGATCGTCATGGGGGCTGTCGTTCCGCTTATCGTGGATAAGAAGCCCGTTGCATCGATGGTTCTCCCTTTCTGGCTGGAATCCTTCACCAACTCGCAATACGACGATTCGGACGGGACGTACTTCCTGACCTTGTATTTCAGAACCCAACTACAATAAAAAGAGGATAATTCAATGGCTTACACACCCGTTGGTCCCGGCTTCCTGCTCTCGACCGTGGAGGCGGGAACGACCGACACTCACTGGACGGTGACGCGCCTGCGTAACTGCGCCTTTGATTTCGGGACGAACTATGCCTGGGTGAGTGCGGCATTTGCCCAAGTCAGGCTGAAGTCAGGGATCATCGCGCTCCCGGCCGAACCCCTGCTGAACGCAAGCGTCGTGGATGCTGATCTGACGGTCCTGGTGAACTTCATCCTGGACAAGACGATCACGATCTCGACGCCGAACCGTGCTCTCGGGCTCCCCGACACCGTCAACTTCCTGTCATCGAGCGAAGTCCCGAAATACGGATTCGTTCCACTTCGGGAAGCATCGGACGGAGTCGATGCGGCGCACGGAATATGGCTGCCCGCAGCCGTTCCCGAGAACGTGCAGGATCTTGTCCATGCCGTGATCGAGCCGAACACCGACAACCTCAATCCCTATACCGTTCCGCTTCGCGGGTTGCTTGACGACTCGCAGGAATCGGCGGGATTCCGTTGCGGCTTCATCGGCTCCCCCACGGCGGCAGGCCTGGGCTATGCGATTCCGACACTCGACCCATCGGCGATCTAATCATGCGTCTGCTCGTCAGGGCAGGCGTGGATCGGGAAGTTCAGTGGAAAGATCGTCGGTTTCTGATCGAACCCCCGAGTATCCGGGACGCTGTGGAACTCATGTTCTCTCGTCCTGGGTACTTACTGGGGGATCTCGGTCATACCAGAGTGTTCCATGATGCGTTAGTTCGCTTCATGCCCCCCTCCCTTGCAACGGAACTGACAAGGGGGGAGGTAGACCGTCGAAAGGTCTGGGATTGTCTGGTTCCGATTCTTACCTGGGGTATTCCCGAAAAGCCGAAGCCGAAGCCCAAGAAACCAGGATCGTACACGTTCGAGCACATCTGGCATCTGCTCCTGGGTAGATATTGTGCTACCTTCGGGGGGGAGCCGTGGATTATATACACGACGACCCCTTGGTCATTCTTCCTCCTGATGCTTGACGAGGCGAGGAGAATCGAGGGAGAAAAGACCTTTCAGATCATGGAGGCTACCAATATTGCCAACATGGAGAAGAAGGATCGTAATAAGGTTGCTTCCCGGGTCGAGGCTGACGTTCTGGCCGGCGCGACGCCCCCCTCGATTGACGAGCTTGCGGAGATCGGATACGCCAATCTCCGGGCGCTCAAAATGGAACAAACGATGCGAAGCCGGGGGATGATGTAACATGGCACAAGAGGGGGAACTCGAAACCATCCGTCAACTCGTCATCATCGAAGTCGATAAGGCGGTTGCTGAACTGAAGCGGCTAGATCGGAAGCAGGACGACACTACGGGCCGTTTGTCGAAGATCGGGAAGACGGCTGTTCGCTGGATCAAGGTCGCTGCCGTTGCCGCATTTGCATCTCTTGCGGCTGCTATCACAGGAGCCACGGCTAAGGCCCTTCAATTCGGTCGTGGAATGGCTGAGATATCTACTCTCATCGACCGTACGCAGGGATCGATCCGACTTCTATCGAAAGGGCTGCTCGATATCAGGAAGAACACAGGTGCAGATCTTGCGGAGCTTCAGAAGGGTCTGTATCAGGCCATTTCTTCAGGGGCCGTAGATGCAGCCAACGCAATCCAGTTTATGAACAAGGCGGCTAAGGCCGCTATTGGTGGAGTTGCAAGCGTGGGGGATGTTGTCGATGGGGCAACGACGATCATAAACGCCTTCGGTCTGTCCGTCAAGGATACTGATCGGATCATGGACTCTCTTTTCACGACGATGAGAGCCGCCAAGACGACCGTGGGTGAACTATCCCAAGGAATCGGAACCGCCGCCCCCATTGCGGCTGCTCTGAAGGTTGATTTCGAGGAACTGCTTGCCGCAGCCGGAGCTCTCACCTTGGGGGGCATCGACACCGGGACCGCGTTTACGCAACTCAGGGGGGTTCTGTCGAAAGTCATCAGCCCCTCGAAACTGGCTGCTGAGGAGGCGAAGCGCCTCGGTATTGAATTCAACGCCGCCGCCCTCGAGTCAAAGGGATTGATCGGGTTCCTGGAGGAGGTTCGAGAAGCAACAGGAGGCAATCAGGAATCGATCTCAAAACTATTCGAGGACGTTCGTGCTGGAACGGCGGTCTTTGCTCTGGCCGGGGAGCAGGCCGACGAATTCGCCGGGATCCTCACGAAAGTCAAGACGGAAACCGGGGCCGCTGGTGAAGCCTTCGGCAAGATGCGGGATCAGGCAGGGAACGCCTGGGATCGGATCAAAGCAAGCCTGGAGGTGGGGCTGATCAATCTCGGAGAGAAGGTCCTTCCCACGGTCGCAAGCGTTTTCGAGAAGATCCTCATCCTGCTTTCCAAACTCGAAGGGCCGGGAGGAGAATTCAACGAGATCATGCGTCAGGCCGGGATCGAATCGGAGGCTGTCGCAAAGGCCCTTGCAAGCGTTAAGGCAAAGGATCTGGAAAAGGAGCTTAGCAAGATTTCGCTCGGGATCGGAGGGGTGACTGTCGAGAGGCGGGTCGTTCAAAAGAAAGCGACCGGATCCCTACGGGAGCGGGAGATGGGGACGAGAGAGGTTGAGGAGATCGTATCCGAGGAACGGACCGTGATCACCGGCGAGGAAATCCTGAAGGTGAAGGATCTGAACAAGGCGATGGAGGAGCTATCGAAGCAGATCAAGAATAACAACACCCGCTTCGAAGAACTCGCTACTCTCCGATCCAAGACGGACGACGAGGGACTGATCGCCCTGTATACAAAGGAGGCGTCGGGATTGCTCGAACAGAATCGGGCAATAGCCGGGACGATCGACAGTCTTGCCGAACTCAACATTCTGAGGAAGCAGGCCGCTGATACTCCCATCGTGACGCCAGGAGGCGGTAAGATTGGAGATGATTCGAAAATCATCCCCGCCGCAGAAGCCGAAGCCCTCCAGAAGGCAAAGGAAGCCCTCCAGGATTACAATCGACAGGTTCAGCTTGCCGCCCAGACCTCGAAACTGGGCCGTGATACGCTGAAGGAACAGTTTCAACTGGAGGATCGGCTTGCGGAACTCAGAGAGGCGCGGAAGGGCCTTGTAGACACCACTGCAACAGCCGAACTGGAGGCGATTGAGAAGGTGATCGCCAAGACGGAGGAGGAACTTGCGTCGAAGCAGGCCCTTATCGAGATCTCGAAACTTCGGGCCGATATATCACTCCTCGAAATAGAACGGGCAAGAGCCCTCGAAAAGGGGGATCTGGATCGGGTCAATGCGATCAATATGGAGATCGCAGCGATGGAGAAGCAGATCTCCAAGCAGGAGCGTGTTACCACGTCGATGGATAGGATGTTGGGATCCGGACCTCCGAAGGCTCGACAGCTTTCTGAGGCTGTTCATCTTGCGATGGCCAAGATCATCAAAGACTTCGAGGAGGGGACGTCTACCGTTGAAAAACTGAGCGAGGCGCTTCAAGCGGTCACTCATGTTATTGCCTCCATTCCCGGGGCAAGCCGAGAATTACAGGGATTATTCGGGGGTGCCGGTCAACTTCTGAGCGCGATCAAGACGGGTGGCGCAATTGGGACCCTTGGGGTGATTGGAGGAGGGGCAACGATTATGTCAAGCGCGGCCTCGATCATCGATAAGTTCACCTCGAAGTTCGATGAAAATGAGAAGGTGATAAAAGCCCTGATCAAGGTGATGAACGATACTGCGTTCCGATTCGAAAAGGCCATAGATGAAATGATCAGCGCCCAGACCCAGGGAGGAGGGGTTACTGGCGCTCAACGGGCGGCGATGGAGCCCATATTCGAGGATCTGTTCGATATCGGAGCGGGAGACGTTCGTCGAGACCGTCCCGGTAGAGGGGGGGGAGGAGGATCGCGGATCACGACTGAGATCCGGGAGAACACCAGGGGGATGCTCGAAGAATTGGTTCGACTCGGAGGGCTTCCCGCGGAAATCCTTGACGCCTTCGATGCCAGTGCTTTGACTCAGGTTGGAGCCAGCCTCCTCGGTATGGGGGTGTTTATTGAGAACAATGTTAGACCCGCCTTCGAAGCCTTGATTGAAAGCGTCGGGGCGGCTGGGCGATCGATGGAGGGAATCGGTCGAGATCTGGCCCTTGGTCGAGAACTGGGAATGAGCAACACAGAACTGTTTGACATACTACTGCGAATGCTTGAAGATCTCGATCCCACGGACGCCCTGAAATCCGAACTTGAGGAGATCGTAGGACTGGGGCTTGGAACAGCCCAGGGGCGACAGCAGCTCGAAGCCCTGGTTGACAGGATCATCCGGAGCGTCATCTCAGGGTCGGGGGAATTCATCGGAGAGGGGGGGTTGAGCCCGGATGACATTCTGATCCTTGCGGACCAGTTACGGGAATTCCTCCCCGCCGACAGAACGGGGGAATTTACCAAGTCAACCCAGGTGGCGCGTTCAATCACGGAATTCCAAACGGTGGAGTTGATCGCGCTCGCCGCGGAGCGTAATCTCCTGCTCAAAGAAATCAGGGACGGAACCCCCACCATCAAGGGGGGGGATATCACGATCAATATTGACGGAGTTGACGGAATCACGGACAGGGTACTCGACGAAATGGAGTGGCGTATTAGACGCGCCATGGCGGGTTGATACCCGTTCATGATGGATCATATGGCCCCCAGAGGGATCGGGGCTTATAAGGCCTCTCAGGATGGCTCAGGACAAGATTAACTATATCGAGCTTTGGAACCCCGGATACACGTCGGATATTACGCCGGGCGGTGATCCTCCGCTATGGTCAGACGGGACACGAGCCGGCCAGATCGACCATGTTCAGATAAAACGGTTTATTGACGATCCGGACATTGGTCAATTCCGATTTATTCCGGGGGCTCCCCTTCCTTTGAAGGCTCCCGAAGTACTTAAGGAGCGATGCATCTTCAAGATCCACTACGGCGATCCCGTCTCGTCCTGGAGGCTCTTCCGCATCACGAATGTGAATCTTCCCGTCGATTCCGGGGCGGTGACGGTGGATGCAGTCGCGCTTTACGACGATCTTGCGGACGTTTACGCCAGAAGAACCCTTTCCCCTTCGGGTCATGTGAAGATGAGCCTCGCCCTCCGGGGGCGAACGTTGACCCAGGCGCTTACGGAGATCTTTTCATCGACCTGGGGGCTTCCGTCTCACTTCAACGTCGGAACGGTTGAATCCTCGATTCAGAACGAATCGGTTCTGGTGCAATTCTTCGGGGCCACGTTCCGTCAGATCCTCCGCGTGCTTCTATCCCAGATAACGGGAGGGGGTGAGGTTGAATACGTGTGGGATGATGCGAACGATCGGTACGATATCAATATCTATCGCGAAGCGGGGTGGTCGTCTGCAGAACGAAGCGGAGGATCAGCCGATCCCGACTCGAGACCGGTCCAGGGTCCCGGAGGCGTGGGGCTTCACAATAGACTCTCGGGGAACTATCAGCGAAGGGCAAGGGATTTCTTCAATCGGGTGATTCCCGTCTCGGGTCCGGAGAATGAACCGATCACGATTGCAGGAGCCTTGTTCTACGGGGAGGAGGAATCCGGGGGTTATCTCAGATTCCCATCGGATACGAGAGTTGTGGGGATCGAGGATCAGTACGTGGGGCTTTATCTCGGAAACGACGACGTTGGATTCTTCGAGATCACGGATACGATAGTTGATCATTCATCTTCGGGTAAGAATGCGATCCAGATCGACGGGTCGGAAGCGGGTCTGGTGGGGGAATGGGTGCGATTTGCCATCGATTCCTCCGGAAGCCAACTTGTCTACGTTGAGGATCCCGCGTCAGTCGCCGCCCAAGGGATTGCGGAGAGGCGACAATCCTTCGGTGGGGTTTCCCGCTTTCCTAATCTGCTCGTCCTTCAAGGGGTTGCCGCCGCAATGGATGAGGGCTCCGGAGGGGTGGGAGCTTGGCTTCCTACGGGCGTAAATGCGGTCGGATCTCCGACAACCGATCAGGATACCGGGGACGACAACGTACTCTTCGGAGACTCCTCACTGAAGGTCCAGGCTAGTGAGAACGACGGGATCGAGATACCGTTCGTATTCGAGGAGGACTCAGACGATCCCCTCGTGAGTGTATGGGCACACGTTCGACTATCAGCCGGTAGCCTCAGATTGGAGATCGAGGACAACAGCGAGTACTTATGGCCTGATGAGGAGAAGGCCGAAACGAATTCGACGCAGCTTGTCGGGCTTGCCGTGGGAGGAATCGAGCCTGATCCTGGAAACTGCAAGGTTCGGATTATTGCCGACGAGGATTCGACCGTTTTCTACGTTGACGCCGTAAGCGTGACACGCTCCACTGAACCGGAGCCATACGCCGACAAGATGGGGCCGGCTCTGATGATGGAGGAAGCCGTTCGGTTCCTGCTCGAAGAAGGCGGGGAACTACCTCCCAAGATCGATACGAAACTCCTCGATGCCTCGGCCTTCGACTCATCTGCGGAAATCAATCCGGGGAGCCACGTTGCGTTCAAGGATCTGTATCAGGCGGGAACGCCGGGAATCAACGTTACGGCAAGAGTCAAGGCGGTTACCGAGATCGAGACGAAGTTCGAAGGGAGGATGCTCAAAGACATTGAGTTATCTGATCGCAAGAAGGATTTCACGAATCGCTACAAACCTGGATTCGGCCGCCCCTTTATACAGCGACATCCGAACCGAGGGTTGCCGCCGATCGATCGTTTCGTAGGCGGCTTTGGCGGCCTCTCGTGCATTCCGCCAGACGACATATCAGACTGGGCGATGATGCCGATGATCGCGTCCGTGATCCCGGGACAGGTTCGAAACTACAACGAGGACTTTGCTCCCGTACCGCACGGCACGATCGTTTCCCCCGGAGGCACGTTTCTGACGTTCGACGAGGTCGAGGGCCTGATCTCGACCGACACCGGGGCGACGCGCTACGTTCTGTTTGACGGGCGGCTGATAGGGGAGAGTCTGGTCCGCTTCCAGTTTCTCGGGCAGAACATCCGGAAGGGCACCTCAGACGAGATCGTGCTTTACATCACGGCCGGCACGGCGGGCGTGTACGCGGTGACGATGAAGGCGGACGGCATACTCCGCGTATCCGTGACGAGCAACGGGGCCGAATCGACCGTCAACGTCGACTCGACCCTTGCGATACCAGTGGGGCGAAGCTACCAGTGGGCCATTCAGCTTGAGATGTCGGGCACTTCGCCTTCCTCCGCAGACATTTGGGCATACCTGCTGACGGACACGTTCTCGCACGAGCGGATTCACGGGGTTCAATCCGACCCCTGCTCGGGAGAATTCAACGCGATCTACGCGCTCTACTCAGGCCTGACGTCGTCGCGGTTTCTCTATGCGGAGGGGCAGCACTCCGCGATCAAGTCAGAGCTGGAACTCCGCGCCGCGGGCGGCTGCATCGCCTCATTCGCAAAGGCCAAGGGTGGCACCACTGCCGGCATCAATCACGACGCCTACCTCGTCACCGACGACACCAACTTCACGGTCTACGACCTGGCGGGAGCCGTGGTTGGGCAAATCGCGCACGGGCTATGACGCACTACGGACGGCCGGCATACGACCCCATTAACTCGCTGTACGTCATCTGCGGTGACGACGGAAACGTCTACTCGTGGGCAATCGGCGACGTGTCGGTGGCGCTTGAGCACGACTTTGGAGGGACGATCAAGTGCCGGGGGCTTTACTGGTCGAACATCGATCAGCGTCTCTACGCGATCACGGAGGACAGCGGGTCGGGCGACTTCGGGCACTTCACCAATCGAACCGGAACGTGGTCATGGAACTCGCTCGATACTACCTATGCCTTCCTCGACTTCCACGTCAATAGCACGGCGACACGGCTGTTTGCCCTCAAATCGAACGGCGACCTGGGTCTGTACTCGATCGCGGCGGATGGCACCCTTGCCGAGCTCGACACGGAAACGCCGGGAACGGGCGAGCTGCCAAGCGGAACGATTGTGGCCGTCACCTTCCGAGCCGGACAGGGATACTACGCCCAATACGACGACGGCTCTGTCGGCTATCTGGTCGAGGAAGACGATCTGTCGGGCGACTGGTTCACGATCCTAACCTCCGCACACGCGGCCGGATCGCCGGGGCTGGCGCTGTCCAACTCGTCCTTATTCGGCTACGCCTGCACGCTGATTTCTGCGGCGGATCACATCGTTCGTTTTCCATACGATGATGAGGACTTAGGAACAGCGGACGTGATCGACAAGGGCGCCGTGGGCGACACGCTCCGTGGGCTGGCAATGGCACGTATAGGAATCGCCCCTCCGTCTGATGCTCCTAGTGATCTGACCGCAACCGCCAACGGCGCAACTCAGATAGACCTCGCATGGACGGACAACGCCACAGGCGAGACGGGCCAGCGGATCGCATGGACCGATGACGGGTGGGTGACGACCAATTTCATCATTATCGCAGCCGACGAAACGACCTACTCCCACACTGGCCGCACGGCAGAAACGGAATACTGCTACAAGATTCAGGCTTTCAATGCGAGCGGCGCGTCCGAGTACTCCAACATCGACTGCGCGACGACTGCGGCGGCTCCGGCTGAGGTCATGGTCATTGGTTATGTCTCATCCGGGGTCGGCAACCCTCACATGATAGACGTCAGGGCTCTGTCGGACGGCAGTCTGGTCACATCATTTGAGATCACGGGCACGTTCGGCAGCACGGGCAACCTCGCGACAGGCAAGAAAATGGTCGCTTACCATGCGGGCATCGACCGGATTTTGTGGGGCACGTCGGACGGCAAAATCTACTCTGCCGAGCAGGACGGCACGAACCACGTCCTTTGCTACGACGACGGCGGGGCCGGTATATCATCCATCGACTGCCTTGATTCCGGCAACGTGTGGATAGATGTTTTCAGGCACAGCAGGCTCAAGTTCCTCAACGCGGATGTGAATCAGGATACGACTTGGGGAACCCCTGACTGGGATGACGGGGACAGTGCAGTTGAGCTTATCAATGTACTTGAGGTAGATGGGGTTGGACAGGTAGCCGCTGAGATACGTACCTCGGCAGTCCACGACCTCTATGCGTGGCGCACATTTGGCCCTCCGTCATCGACCCTGATAGGATATTCTGATGATGGGTTTACATCGGCGGCCTGTTACGATAACCCAAATCGTCTGCTTCACTACAGTAGATTGACCGACGTTCGTCGTAGGTCCGATACGGATGAGGGCGGCGTCGGGACAGTGGTGTCCGGACTTAGCCCCAACTCTGGGGCCTCAAATCTCGTCTTGCACGATGGACGCGTGTACTGGGGAACAGGGACGATCGGGAGCAGGAAAATTATGTCTTATGTGGCGGTAGACGGAAGTGACCAGACCGACCTCTTGACCGGTCTTGCGTACACGGGATTTAGAGGAATCGAAATAACGTCATTTGTATAACGCCAGAGGTAGAAACCAATGACACATAAAAACTGGCACACCTGGATCGGCCACGGGCTGCAAGGCGTGGCGGTGGGACTCGTGTACATCGTGCTCTTCCTGTCCGGCGGATACTTTTTCGGAATGAGAGAGGAAGTCGTCGGCCTCGCTTACTTGGGCGCGGCTCTCGCGCTCTTTTACCACTTTTCGATCCGCGAATTGATGGGGTTCTGGCAAGCGTTCGGCAAGCGTGAGCGCGTGTTGATCTGGGACTCGGTGTTGGACTTCGTGAGTCCGTTCCTTGGCCTGATCGCCATTGTGATTCTTTACGAGATGATCTGATGCCAACCGACCGCCAAATCCGTGACCGCGTAGACGCCTTCGTCGCTGACCGACTCGCTGAGATCGAGCCGCGACAGGATGCGTATTTCGCTGAACGCGGACGCTACTGCCAAGTACTCCCGACGCACACTGAACCCGTACGGCAGCGCGAGGAGACGGTAGGCACACGAGACGACACGACGGCGGACAGGCTAACGACACGGCCCACGGATCAGGCTGAGACGACACGCGACTTCATCGGCACGACGTGGGACGGGCTCGACTTCCCGGCGCGGGTGACGATCAACGTGTACGAGAGTCGGCGCGGTCACGGCTATTTCGTGGTTGTCGAGTGCAAGATCGAGGATGAGGATTGGACGCGCTCCGTCGGCTACGGGCCTGAAGCGGCGACGTTTACTAGGGCGTGGGAGAAGGTAGAGCCGGATGAGGATACTGGTGGCACTCGTGAGGAGGTGAGGAATGGCACTCGCTGATAAAGTCACGGCTTGGTGCAAGCTCGATGAGGCGAGCGGCAATCGTGTGAACTTCCACACGACGGGGGCGAGCTACGACCTTCAGGACATCAACACCGTTACGTCTGATGAGGGGAAGATTGGGAACGCGGCGGTGTTTCTGAGGGCGAACCTTGAGCGGCTTTCCAACGCTAACGACGTCTACAAATGCGCTGACGATTTCGCCTTTCTGCTATGGGTCCATAATATCAACTCAGATGGAGCAGTGGAGACGAGAGCGATTGCCACAAAATTTGCTAGCCTCATATCAGACAGGGAGCTAGACTTTTACTCAGTTCCATCTGCCCCGAGTATAACGCTCAGGGTATCTACCAACGACTCGGGGAGTTTGGGGCAGCTAGTAGTGAGCACTGTCGGCCTGCACTCGGACGCCGACCCCGGATGGGACTGCATCGCCTTTGGGCGGCGTACCTCTCCGTCAGATCAGCTTTGGATTCGCATAAATGACGCGGCTATACAAACTGCCAATGCCGCCGGCCCGGCATACACCGGAGGCACGTACCCATTCGTTTTAGGAGGTCGGCCCGGATCGGGCGCAACGAACTTTTTCACTGGCCGCCTCGATGAGTTCGTTTTCTGCGCCGCTGGCGTGGTCGAGGCCGACATTGACGAGTATTGGAACGGCGGCGACGGCGTCTCCTACGAGGCCATCTTCGGAGGCGTGCCCGACGACCCGACGGGCCTTGCAGTCACGTCCACCAGCCCGACGACGGCGAATCTCTCGTGGAACGACGAGTCGGACGACGAGACAGGATTTATCGTCGAGCGGGGAACGGATGGGGTCAATTTCTCGGAGATCGAGACGACAGCGGCGGACGTTGAAACCTACACGGACACGGGGCTCACGAGCGGGGCGAGATACTACTACCGCGTGAAGGCGACGAACGCGAACGGGGATTCAGGATACACGGATGTAGTGTCAGTCGTGACGTTGTTCGGGCCGGTGACGAGTATGTTTGCTCAACAACGGGTAACGTCCACGTTTGCACAGCAGGAAGTCACGTCGACCTTCGCTCAAGAAGAAATCACCTCAGTATTCAGGAGACTTTGACATGCCACAGCCTAAGAAAACACTGACGTTTTACCGGGGCACGACCGTGCGCTGGGAGGAGGATTTGATCGCCATTGCGGGCGTCCCGCAGAACATAACCGCCGACGTGATTCAATTCACGGTCAAGCGGAAAATGAGCGATCCCGACGACGAGGCGATCATCAAGCCCGACGACGTGACGGTTGACGTGACGACGACGGCGAACAAGGCCACGTTTGAGATAAGCAAAACGGATTCGGACGTGCCTGAAGGTAACTACCCGGGCGAGGCAACGTGGATGGACGGAGACGACGAACACGTCCTGCGGCAGTATGACGTGACTTGTCTGGCCAGGGTCGAGGACGTACCTGGAAGCTGATGGACTTCTCCAAAGTCATACCCATCCTTACGATCCCTCTCGCAATCCTGATTGTGAAGATTATTGAGGTCATCAATCTGGTTCTGGAGGACTGGTTTCTATGGATGCTGCTGTTCGTGTTGATCACGACTGACACAATCATTGGGGTCGTTCTGGCTCTGGCTAACGGTGAGTTCAAGTGGGAGACGCTGTTCAAAGGCTACGCGGTAAATATTGGCGTTTTCCTCATCGGCCTGATGATCCTTTCAGCAATAGCGGCGGGCTACCATGATCGTCCAGGTGCGGGTACGACAGCAACGTTTATACGCGACTTCATGGGGCTGATTTCAAGCATGTACTTCGTGGGCAAAACGGTGTCGAAGCTTGGGAGGGAGGGGCGTACGTTTGTGAAATTCATGCTTCAGGTGTCTAAGCGGGCAGAGTTGGAGACTGAATCGGTAAAGCGGGCAGTAGAGGAGGCGAGCCAGCCAACGAACACGGACAACGAGTAAACAAAAGAGGGGTGCGCCCGCCCTCACGCAGAACGCACCCCACAGGAAGTGATCTGAAGTACAACGCGTAATAGATGAACACTTTGGATCATCCTCGTGCGACAAATGGGTGAACCATGCAAACCAAGGAAGAAGTGCTTGACCACTACACGGAGATCCTTCGGGCTTTTCTCGAAAAGTTGCCCGTCGCCTCGATAGCGTGGGGCGTCGTGGCGGGCGTGGACTGGACGCTCAGCTACCTCCTGCAGTTTCAGGCCATTGAGGCGATTGTTACGCGATCGATGATGTTCATCACTATCGGCGTCGCGGTACTTTTTGATACCTACTTCGGCATCCGGTCCGCGCACCGGCGCGGGCATGACATCACGGTCGGGAAAGCGTTCTGGGGGATAGCGCGCAAGATGGGCGAGTACGCCGTGTTTATGACTATTGCTATATGGACTAGTTTGGCGGTGGATGGGGAACCGTACCTGGGAGAGATAACGAGGTTTGTGCGAGGCGTCGTATTTCTCGCAATCATTTTCGTAGAAGCTGAGTCGGCGGTCGGTCATGCGGGGATGAAGATTCAGCGAGTGTTCAGATACACGATAGAGCAGGTGATCCGCCGTTACGCAGGGACGACCACGATCAAGGATGATCCTGACAAACAACATCCAGGCGGTTGAGACATGCACGTCGAGTACCTAGTCGTCCACACCGCCGATCACGGCGGAATAGATCAGGAAACCGGCCAACCGTGGGAGCGCGACACGACTGCCGAAGAAATCGACCGTTGGCATAGAGAAGAACGCGGATGGAGCGAGATCGGGTACCATGCAGTCGTTCGCTGGAGCGGACAGGTAGAGCCGGGTCGGGACGAGCGGAGGCAAGGGGCTCATGTGCTCGGGCTTAATAATCGTAGCCTTGGAGTGTGCTGTAGTGGCGCGGGTGATTATTTCGAACTGAAGCCCATGCAGATTCAGGGGCTACGGGCGATCCTGATGCAGTGGATGGATCGTTACCACGTCCCTGCCATTCGCGTGATCGGGCACCGTGAGGCTAAAAACATTCCGGGCGTTCCCGATCCCGGCAAAACGTGTCCGGGCCTGATGGTCAACATGGACGAAATTAGGAGTATGCTGTCGTGACCAAGGCTATCCTCATCGCTCTCACGGTCGCAATCGTCGCGGCCTATGCCTACTGGTCACGAGCGGAGATCGACAGGCTCCGGCGCTCTGAGGCTCTTGCTCGGCAGAACACGAGCGCCTTGAGCGATACGCTACGCACGGTCGAGAATGAAAAGGGGGAAGTCGAGAGTGCCCGGCTCGTGCTTGTCGTGGAGCGCGACGATCTTGAACGCACGAACGCGGCGCTCTCGGGGCGGCTCAGTCGGATCAGTGGCAAACTGGAGGTCGCGCTTTCCGCGCTTGCGGAGGTGGAGAATAGGGACACTTTGATAGCACGGGTGGATACGGTCGTGATCGACTCCGTTTCGCGTTCCTTCTCGTGGACGTATGAACCGGTGTTGCCGGCAGGGAATCGCCTACTCGTGGAGGGCCGATCAGGATTCATATCAGACTCAGCATGGACGGAGATCACGCGGCATCTGGTAGCGGTTGATCTGGTCATGGCGGTCAGGGAGAGGGAGGATGGCTTACGGGAGGCTGTCGCGCATTCTACGTGGCCCGGACTGCGCGTGAATATCGAGGGGGCAATCCTCGAGCCTGATATGGTTCTTCCTCCTAAACGGAGATCCTGGACGCTACCGTTTGGAGTTGGATTCGCTCTCGGGGTCGTATTGTGGGAGGTGGCCCGTTGAGTTTTCCCCCGGGTTCTGTTCCGTTTCCGGGGGAAGGGGGATATGCGGACGGAGGGGGGAGGCTTCGGCCCTCTGTCCGTATGTGCCCCACTGAAAAAGAAAAGGGGAGCGCGGACGATCCGATCCGGCTCCCCTCGGTCGTTCAGGAGGAACGACTCACTTCGAAGGAGGAAGTGATTGGTTCGAAGATACCCCATCTCTCCGTCTTTCGTCAAGAGAAACCTTTCCATAGCATATTCTCCCCGAGAATGGCCCTGAGAACGCGCAGGGCGGTCGATTCTCTATTAAGAGGATACTGATACGGCATATCGGACGATCTCCACGCAGGGAGGAGATTTAACCACGACCTTGATCCATGGAATCGTTTAAGGTATTTTAAATCCCACAAACGATCACCAGACTTTGGCACTACCGCTATGAAAAGGATGAGCACGCATTTCACGCCCGTTTCCGGGACCATCGAGATCGACGGAGTTCCTTTTGATTTCACCTGTGATGTGGAGTCAATCGGATACGATCCTGGAACATGGAATTCACCCCCCGAATCATGGGGGGGAGAAATCGCCAATCTTCAGCTTTTCACGGAAGCCGGTTGCCGTTGGCTGAACCCTCCTGATCCCGAAGATATTCCCGGGTTCGTGGAGCTTGCCCGCGAGCTTGCCGAACGGAAGCAGCCCCCCGTCTGATTACGATCCAAGGTATCAGTAACCTTTCCAGAAGGAGGAAAGAACGATGAGCGACCAAGTCAAGTACCCCGATTGCACCGTCCAACTCACAGGAAAGGACGGGAACGCCTTTTACGTTATGGGCCGAGTCAGGGAGGCCCTTCGGTGTCATTTAAAGGAGCAGGGGCTATCGAGGGAGGAGGTTGATTCTGAAGTGGCGGCTTATATCAAAGAAGCCACGTCAGGCGATTACAACCATCTCCTCTCGACGACCATGCAATGGGTTGAGGTTCAGTAATGAAAACGATCCAAGAAGTCGTAAATGATCCGGAGTGGCAGGCATTGCGCCTGTCGCTCCTTCGTCGTTGGAGGAACTTCCCGACCGAATGTCTGGAGGATCTTCGACAGTACGGTGGTGATCTGTCGGACCCCGATAAGGTTCGTCGCCTCCTCAACTATCTGACGGGTTCGGGATTCAGGACCGGCAAGATCAACTCCCCCGCTATCGAGGCCTATCGTGAGACGGTCCGGGAAGCATGGGGCACAATCAAGGGATCCTGATGAAGAAGCACTACTGGGCCCAGAAAGGGCCGCAAGTTCTCCGATTCCATTCCCGAGAGGATCGGGACTTGTGGGTCTATGAGAACGAGAAATACGGGGGGAAGGCCGTAGGGGGCAATGATTCCATGCCGAGGAAGTTCAGGCGAGCGATGAAGCGATTCCCCGGCATCGCTCCCTACGTTGACATTGCGAGATTTCCATACAAATAAGAAGGAGAAGCGAAATGAAAGCATCTGAGATCAAGAAAGGCAAGCACTACAAGGTGATCGACATTCAGGGGGGCGGGATCGTCCGCGTCCGGGGAACGGTCGAGATTCCGAACTTTCGTAGAGAAGGGTCGAAACGTGGCTCGACGTATGGGAGATTGAGGAGTACCCCTGCGCCATGACGGTGCATCCCTCCTCCCTCGAACGGGAAGCGACCGCCGCAGAAGTCAGGGTGGCAAAGACGCTGAACCCCCGATGAGTACGATCCTTTCCCTTTGTGATTATACGGGGGAACTGGGCTCGTCCTTACGTCGAGGCCGGATACAAGGTGATACTGGTCGACCCGAAGCACGAGCGGACGTCGAAGGACGGGTTCCTGACTCTCGGGATGACCGTACAGGACTTTCTGTATGATCTGCGATGGGGTGGGCTTCGAGATATGACCGGATCTGTCCGGGGTATTCTGATGGCCCCCCCTTGTACCCATTTCTCCGTTTCCGGAGCGCAGTACTGGAAGACCAAGGACGAGGACGGTCGTACGGCTGAGGCAATAGATATCGTGGACGCCTGCCTTACGGTCGTCGCGGACTTGAAGCCCGATTGGTGGTGTCTCGAAAACCCAGTCGGACGATTGCCCCGGCTCTATCCGATGCGCCTCGGTCGTCCCCTGATGTACTTCCATCCCTGCGAGTATGCGGGCTATGCTGATGATCCGGAGGGGGAAGCCTACACGAAGAAAACGGGACTATGGGGGTTCTTCAATACGATGCTGACAAAGGATGAGAGGACCCCGGTTCGTGTGTGCAGTCAAGGGTCGTGGATTCAACGACTCGGAGGGGCCAGCTATAGGACAAAGGAATTGCGATCGATAACACCCACCGGATTCGCAAGGGCGTTTGCCAGAGCCAATCCATAGAAGGAGGAATGAGATGATCTTGAACTACTACTACCTTCGCCTTCTTGACCAAGACGGGCACGTCATGTATCTGCCCGGATGCTATCGAGGGAAAAGCCCGGAGGACGCCGCTCGACGCCTTTTCGACCGCTATGAGAAGTGCATGACGGTCGAGATCCTGGGAGAGGACGATGATGATTTCGAGGAACCGATCAGGATCGAACGAGAAGGAGGAAACTGAAATGGGATTTGTATTCGCAACTGGCCACTGTATCGTCTGCGGCAACCTGTTCACCTTCGCCCCTGATTTCGTCCCGTCTGTTCGGGTGAATGGGGAGAAGGAGCCTGTCTGCAAGTCGTGTGTTGAGAACGCCAATCCGATCAGGAAGAAAAACGGGCTGGAGCCGATCCGGGTCCATCCCAACGCTTACGAACCACAAGAAGAAGGAGGAATGGAATATGAGAACTGACAGATATGCACCAATCCCGGACGCGATCATTGAGGCGTTCAGGAATTACTCGCTCCACGGGAGGATTCCGGGAGGGTTCTGCTATGCGGTCCTCTCAAATGACCTGAGAGACGCCGTAGCTCGCGCAGACGGAGTGAACATTCGACTCCTTCCCGAGATCGTATGGTACTGCTATAACCATATCCCCTCGATGTCCTGGGGGAGCAAGAAGAAGGTGGCTGAATGGGCCAAGCACAAGGGGCTTCATGGACAGCATGGTCTACTCAAGGGCCTCTGCATTGACCGGGAGCTTGACCCCATGTACTGGGCCGATAAGGTTGCGATTTCGGCTCATATTGAGAAGGAGGCAGGACAATGAATCCGAAAGCCATGCGCCCCCCCACCGTAGGGGACGCCTACATACTCAGAAGGACCAACGTTGAAGGGCCGGTAATCGTGAAGCACGTATTCACTGGCAGAGACGAGCGGATCTACGTTCATCACACACGAACCGAGAGGGATCCGGGGCTTAGTCAATGCACCGCGGAAACCTTCAATCTTCTGTTCAGGAAGTGCAAGAAAGACCCCGTCGAAACAGAACGGGACTCCCTGCTCGAAGAACTCGACTATCACCGAAAAATGGGGATCTACCTCTGATCCTCAATCACTCAAATACCCGAAGGAGGGTAGCATAATGAAGACAGCAGAATCATGGTTCACAGTGGACCGGGACGGACTCGCAACGATGCTCGGAGGGAGGGATAAGGCTTTCGCCCTATTCGAACTCATACAGAACTCCTGGGACGAGGACGTAACCGAAGTCACGGTCGATATAAAGGGAGGGACGACCCCTGACCTTTCCTCGATCCAGATCATCGACGACAGCCCGGAGGGCTTCCGGGACATGACCCATGCCTACACGATGTTCGCCGGGAACAACACCAAGCGATTTGATCCCACCAAACGGGGCCGGTTCAGCGTCGGGGAGAAGTTGGTCCTCTCGATCTGCGAGGCGGCAACGATCAAGTCCACGAAGGGAACGGTCGTATTCCAGAGCGACGGGAGGAGGGTCGAGAAGGACGATAAGACGGAGAAGGGGACGATCTTCACCGCCGTAATCAGGATAAGCGATGAGGAGCGCCGTGCCGTCGTTGAAGCCGCTCAACGACTCATTCCCCCCAAGGGAGTGCGAACGGTCGTCAATGGCGAGGAATTGCCGATGAGGACGCCGATCATGAAGATCCGTGCTTCCATCCCAACTGTCGTTCAGAAGGGTGAGCAGATGATCTCGACCACGCGCCGGGGATACGTCGAACTCTACGATCTCAAGGAAGGAGAGAAGCCGTGGATCTATGAAATGGGAATCCCGGTCGTGGAGATCGATCACGACTTCCATATCAACGTGCTCCAGAAGGTGCCGCTGAATATGGATCGCGACAACATCACCCCCGCCTACCGCAAGATCCTGAACGTCACTGTCCTGAATCACTGCTTCGAAATGATCGAGGAGAAGGAGCAGGCGTCGGGAAACTGGGTCCGGGAGGCGATGGGTCATCCCAAGGTTTCCGCAGGGGCTTTCCGTCATATCCAGACGATCCGATTCGGGGAGAAGGTGGTGCTGTTCGATTCCGCCGATAGGGAGGCCAACGCCAAGGCGGTCCACGAGGGATACATGATCGTCAACGGAGCACATATGACGAAAGAGGAATGGGCGAACGCCAAGAAGCACGCCCCGATCCAGGTTGCCGGAAAGGTGACGCCATCGAATTCCGTCATTGAGGAGATCGTCAGCGAGCAGGGATCCGAGATCAAGGAAAAGGACTGGACGGAGGGAATGCGAGCCGTGGCTGAGTTCTCCCGCGCCTTCTGCAATAGGATCTACGGGTTCGTTCCGAAGGTGAGGATGATCCACCAGACGGACACGGCGGTCCTCGCCACCTACTGGCGCATGAGATCGAAAGCAACCATCTGTCGAGAACCTACAACGACGAGTGCACCCGTCTTGGTGGGCGAGCGGTCGAGCTTGCGATCTCGATCCCGGAGCTATTCACGGATTTCCTGAACTGAGAAATCCAACGGCTGATGAAAATCAGGGAGGGGGCTTCCCCCTCCCGTAACCAACGGAATAATGGATTCAATGAAACTCATAACGAGAGATGATATCGTCGAGGAAATACAGCGGGTCGTTTCGGCTTCAGAAGCGGCAAGCTTGGGGATGGGGACGATAATGTTCATTGAGGGGATTCGAGATCTCCACCGTGATTTAGATCGTCATCTTGATATCACGAAGAGGGGGGTTGTCACGGTCCTGAAAACATCCGAGGACGACCTTGCCCAAGAACTGGGCCAATCCTTTATCGAGGGCCTTGTTGCTGGCGAGGGGCGATACTCTAACAGGGTTATACTCATGGCTCTCTATTCGATCACCGCGTACGTGTTCTCCGAGTTGTTCACAGAAGAACTCCATGCGTCGGATCAGGCGGTTGCGGACTCGAACAGCATCCTTGCATCGAGCTACATCTGGACGATCGAGGTTATCCTGTCGGGACTTCTCGACCGGTCGCTGTCCTTCAATAACCTCGCATCGATCCTGAAGCGAGCCAATATCACCATAACAGGAGCGACCGATGAACCCGGCACAACGAACGATTCAAGTCTGGATAACGAGACAGGAAGCCGTTCACGTGATGCTTCTGATCCGTCAGAGGATCCGGAAGATGCTTCGTCAGATTGATAAGCGGCCTGACGATTTTGAACTCTCCGGACGGGATCTCACCATGTTCAACATCGAGAACGATATCTCGCTGTTTGATCGTCTGGATTCCCTTATCCGGGAGCATGACCACGATTATCCAGATTCCGACCTTCGCGATACTCCAAACATCGATGAGGAACGGAAACAATTCAACAAGACGAAGGAGGAAAAATGACAGACCAGATTGAGGCCTTCGAAAAGGCCGACGTTTACCGGCTCGAGACCGTGCCGCTCGTCCGGATTGTACCCCCTGATTTGGTGGGGGCGAAATCCAAGACGAAGAAATCGATCCAACAACTCGGGTACTTCGGTGATACGATCAAACTCCGGGAGGTTCAGGGCGCTGATCCGGAGGATCCGGAAGCCAAGCTGTACCAGATCATCGACGGACGCAGGAGGATCCAGGACTTGATCGATATCCACGGCCCGGACGCCATGTTCGAAGTACCGGCTGCGATCTTCGGCCCGAACGTTCCGAAGCGAACGATCTTCGCCGTGATGATGGCTTCGAATATGAGCCGGGGATCGAATCCCGTTGACGAGGCGAAGGCTATCGATGCGCTTTGTAAGGACGGGATGGACTATCACCAGATCGCATCCTTATTCGGATACTCTCCGAAGAAGGTGGAAATGCTCAGGAAGCTGCTTCTCCTGCCCTCAGAGACGCGATCTCAGGTAGAGCAGGGGAAGATCACCCCATCCGTCGCGCTGTCGATCACGAAGCTCTCAGAGCAGGATCGCAAGGCTATTGAAACCCTTGCGAAACGGGGGGAGAAGATCGTTGCGTCCACGATCAAGGATCTCAGATCTGCAACGCTGCGGGATTCAATCCTCGATGCCGGCGGGTTCGATTTCGGGACTACCACAAACAACAGTCTGGAGTACGCTCGACTCGATTTCCTGGAGGCGTCGAAACGCGCCATGAGATCGGGGCTGACGACGCGGGAACTCCGGGATCTCTTAACCGAAGCAAGAGGCTCGTTATGACAAGACAAGATGTTCAAAACGTTCTCGGAATCACCGGGGCGAACGTTGTGTTCCATGCGCTCGATGCAATGGAATGGGCAGAGGAAGAACTGGGGAAGATCTTCGAGGACGGAGGCCCGAACGGGCTGTTCTCGATCTGCTATCCCCGGATTCCGAATATACCAGAGGGAGCGTATCGGGCGCACGTTCGGCAGCTTGCCGAGTGGTTCAAGGGTGATAAACATCCGATCAAGGCGACGGATGCGGAAGCATTGGTCGTTCTGATGGAACTGTCGTTTCGTGCTCCCTTGAAGCGGGATTTCATGGGCGCGTACTGCCTTGTGTTCTCGTCCTGCTTCCCGGACAAGGGAACGATGCATGAGGGACTGGTGACGGATAACGATCTCGAAGCGGGCCGCGTCAGGCTCGAAGAAATCAAAGACCGGCTCTGTAAGGAACTCGGAGCCATAACAACGAAGGAGGAAGAAAATGACTGATGTTCAAAACCTGACCGAATCCCCCGAAGCGGCTGCAAAACGGATCACCGCTGAGATCAGGGGACAGATCACCGACCTGATCGGGTTCGACGTTCTGGACGACGGAAAGGCGTTCGAGAGTTGGAGCCAGGAAATGGCGGAACAGATATTCAAGGTGATCAAATGGCGACCGGTTATCGAGGATGCCGTGGAGATCGCCGGGATCCTGAACGGGAAGCACCCGCCGTATAAGAAGTACTCGTTCTCCACAGAAGAGGCCCCATTCTCATCCGTCTCGATCTCAACGAGCACTCACGCCCTTCGTGGGGTTCTCCTGTTCATCCATACTCTCGATCTGAGGGATGCTACGGAAGTCCTGCGATTGCTCCGGAAGCGGGGCTATAAGATGAGTGGATCACCCGACGAGTTCGCCGCAATCAACGCGATCACCTGGGTGATGACGCCTCCGCACGAGGGGACGGGTGACGTGTTGAAATTCCGCGCCTTCCTACGGACGACCCACGAAGCCTATGAAGAGCCTGTCTGTTCCTTTGTTCAGACGGGCGTGAAGGAGGAACCCGTCTACGAGATCAGATGCGGGAGCGAGGTGATTAATTTTGAGGAGGGGGATGATGACTAACGAACCAATGATCCGGGGATGCGGAACGAGAAAGAGGGGGGGAATCTACGCCGAGACGATGATGGGCGAGGATGGGCTTCCTCTCGAATGTTTCCTATACGATCCCCCCAAACCGATCATGATCGATCATTCTCTCGGGGTCGAATTGATCGAGAACGACGGGGTATTCCATATCCTCGATGCGGTTGGGAGGGAGCACTATCCCTACCCCTCTGACTTCATCGAAGAAGTCAGGAATAAGGGTGCGAGCAGGAGGATCCCGAGAACCGTTCAATTCGAAAAACTGTCTCGGGAATCCAAGATGCTGCTTGCCCATCCCTTCACCCTGATCGACTATGAAGGGGAGGCGGGATCGAGGAATCTGGCGCTTTGCGGGGGCCATGCCCGAGCGGGCCGGGATGAACATTCCGATCGTTCGAAACGATGTTCGTGTGATTGCTGGCTTGCTCCTCCCGATCTGGATCGTCCCGATATGAGAAATTTCACAGATTTCACCTGCGCCATGTTTTCTGAGGGTGATGGGATCGGTGAAACGACTCGTGGTATGGCCCTGATCGCGGCCCTTCCGATACATAGAATCGTGGGGATTGCCTCTGACGATCCGGAGGATCAGGCCGTACTCGACGAAGTCAGAACCAGGGTTCTCACTACCGATCTATCGTTCGAAATCCTTCGAGAATAACCCCCCCCCGAAAAGGGGGGTAAAAGGGGTGGCGTGGAAAAATTCTTCGCCACCCCTTCTTGTTTTTGCGGGTTTAGATTTCTAAGATTGTTCCGAGTTTGATCACGTCTATCAAATCGAAGGAGGATCTTGAAGTGGATCGTATACAGGAGGCGTTGAGGCATCCCGACCTTTCCGCCAAAGCCAAAGGTGTGCTGTCGGTAATCCACGCCGTTGATTGGGATGGGGATCCGAAGAAGTTGGCCCTTTTATTCCCGGATTCATCGTCTGCGATAAACCGAGCACTCAAGGAGATCGAGAGGTTCGATCCGGATATCCTGGCGCTTAATAATTCTAAAATGAAGAATGGGAAATCTGATTTAAATACTCTCCCATCCTTTAAACCCCAAATTAACTCCCCCAAATCACCCCCCTATAAG